TTAAAATTCAATTTTGCTAACTTTATTCGCTAAATCCTTTTCCATCTTTTGACTAAAATGTCCATAAACTTCTTCAATCATTTTTATTGAGGAATGTCCAACTTGCTTAGCAATCAATTTTATTGGAACATAATTTTCAACCATCCGAGTTATGTAGGTATGGCGAAAAATATGGGTAGTCAAATTTTTAGAAAACTTAATCTTCTTCAAGTTATAATTGGCGTTTGCACTCGTATAAGGTTTTCCTGATTTGTTAAAAATTAAAAGATCGGTATCAACATTGTATAATTTTAAAAAGCCTTCTCTTTTTTTTAGCCATTTTTTTAAAATACCATCGAGCTGATCGTTAAAGACTGCTATTCGAGTTTTGTTTTCTTTTGGCAAAGCGAAATCATGCTTATTAGACACCCACTGTCTATTGACAAAAATTGTTTTATTTTTAAAGTCAATTTGATTTAAAGATATAGCAGTGGCTTCTGAGTAGCGCATACCTGTATAAAGCTGAATTTTAAAAATATAATAATAAGGGGTTCCTTTCAGTTTGCTGAAGATATAGTCCGCTTCTTTTTTTTCTAAAAACTTATCCGTTTCAGAGGTTTTAATTGGTGTATTCATTCTTGGAACTTCTAATTTTGTTTGTAGTTCATTACTGACAAAAAAATTGTAATTCGAAGCGAATTTAAGCATTAACAGAAAAGCGTTTTTCCTGATTTTTACCGTGGAGTATGCTAAACCTTGATTGAGTAAATTTAATAAATACATATTTACTTTATTAGGAGTCAATCGAGATATTTTGATTTCGTTAAATTCTTCTGCTATTATTTTTGCGTTGCTAATATAGTTTACTTTTGTGTTACATGCGAGGTCAGATTTTTGAATAAACTTTACCCAAAGCGCACAAGCTTCTCTAACAGTTATGTCGGATTTTGGACTGCGTTTTTCTTGTTTCTTCTTAATTTTTTCGCTTAATATCTGTTTTGCTTTGTTGTGTGCTTGTGGACTACTTTTCGTTAAAGTTGTGGAAACGTATTTCTGTTTGCCTGTTAAAAAATCTTCGTATCTTTCGGTGTATTTAAATTTTCCGTTTTTTTGTTGAACAACCCACATTTTTATCCCTCCTCATGTTATAATAAAAATATGATCAGTGGCTCATTATTCATCACTAGCCAAAAAGATCAGTGCACCTCGCTCTACCAGTTTGCCGACTCGGAGCGAGGTTTTTTTATTCTAAAGGCTACATTACCATCGTACTCACAATTTTATAAACAAAAAAGGTAACTATCTAGAATAGTTACCTTTGGGTAGGCGTATAGCCCTCAGTTTATATTAAGTGGGAGCAAGTCCCTCAGTAACTATATTATTCCATGCTATTTTAACTTTTTCAACTCTTGCAGCACAAAAAATGTTAGAATACAAGTAAGATAACTTGAGAAGGAGTAACGCTGGGTCCCAAAATGGGGTAGGTACTTTGTGCTGAGCATTCCTATGTGCCTGGGGTTATCTTTTTTTGTTGTAGTTGAGGCAGTTTTTGTTCAGTTAAATGCCAGTTATTAGGAAATCCTAATTCATTGAGAAGTATATTAAACTCAATTGAATGAATTTTCTTATTCAAATTTTTTAATGATTTAAGAATTGAATTGTGGAGTTTGTTAAATTCTATCTTGCTAGTGAAGCATTGTAAGATTAAAAATGTTTGGTAAAAACTTCTTCTAGTGTTACTTGGTTCGATATTATACTTTTTGTGTAAAAGTTTAAAATACTTGATATCAGATTTTTGACTAAATCCTATTAGTTTCTTGTCATGTGCACAAGTGTTTCTTAGTTCGTTTATACTAGCTAAAAAACTATCAAATACTTCAATAGTAAATGGCTCTTGGACGTTAGTAATATGGTCGGAGATAAAAGTGCGCATTTCTTTGGCGATTTTTTCTCGCAAACTTCTAGGAAGATTTTTAATAAAGTACCTAAGTTCTCCTAAAGTTAGATAATCTATTATTACCCAAATTGGAACGTTATCATAGTGCTCGACATAATGTTTAATGGAATTGTTAGGTTGCCGTTTGTTAGAATAGTAATTTATTTTTTCGTAGAATTTAGAGATGGTTTTTATTGCTGCAACCGTTTTTGAAGAGTCGTAACAATTAATATCTAAATATGCATATCTTAAATCAGAATAATCTTTTGCAAAAAGATATGCAGTTATAGATTTAATATGATTTTCCGCTTCTAAAACGGCTTTAAACGTGTAATGTTTAATTTGCTGATCATAAAAATTAGTGTATGTTATTTCATCAAAGCAAGATCCAGAAATATATTTGTCTGTACTTATCTGAAAGTATTTGCTGTATCCATTGATTAAATTATAGTAATTATTCGTTAACAAGTATTGTTTAGCGCGAGTTTCGTTTGAAATAGTCAATCCTCGATTTTTTAATAATTCTATTTGTTGATCGAGGTTTTTAAATTCTTTATTAATAAAAAGCACCTCCATTCAATATGAACAGAGGTGCTAGTCGTACTGGTCTCCTGAGAGATACCAGCGCTTTTCTCTACTCATATGTTACCATATAGTAAAAAATACGCAAGGGAAATATTCTGATTTTAAAATTTGAGTTATATAAATCCTCTCAACAAACACTTTCTATCCTACATCACCACAACCCCAACAGCCTTGATTTCATTTTTATCATCGAACACTAGATCATCATACGCTTTGTTTAAAGATACTAAGCGGAGATGATCTTTTTCTACATAGGCTTTTTTGAGGTAGGCTTCGTTATCTACAATAAATACGCCGATTTGGCCATTACGTATTTCCGTTGTATTTCTTACAAAAATATATTCATGATTCTGAAAAAGGGGTTCCATGGAATCACCATTCACTCTTAAAACAAGGTCATAAGGGGAAGAAGGAACTTTATCAGCAGAGATAGTGATTTCTTCTTTATATTCATCTTCTAGCCACTCTCCTGTTCCTGCTGATACAGCTCCATTGCAAATTAATGTGTAGTAGGATAAGATTTTTTCTTCTACACGACCTTCTTGTTCGTCTAGCTGATCTTGGGCAAAGGTAAGGACTTTCTTTTGTCGTGGTTCGTGGAGTTTTGCGGCGGTGTCGGTGATTTGGGATAGGAGAGGGGATTGAGTAGTGACTTCTTTATTATTTAGTTTATCGAATAAATATTGAGGAGACACATTAAGAGCTTGAGCATAAATTTGGATATCATCCTCATCTAACGATCTTTTTCCGTTTTCGTGATTAGAAATAGTATTTTGCTTAAAACCAGTTAGCTTAGATAATTCCTTTTGAGTCATTTTTTTATTTTTTCTTAATTCTTTTATTACTGTGCCTAAAACATTCATAATTATCTCCTTTCTTATCTAAGCATAGTATATTGTAAAAAGAAAACTTTTTCAACAAAAATATCTCAAAGAGGGATAAAAAAGTGTTGATTTATATCTCGAATTGAGATATAATATAATCAAGATAAAAGAAAGGAGGAAAGCCTTATGATAGAAATACTAAAAAACCTAGCACAACACGAACTCACAACCGTTCTTATCGTACTAGGTTTGATAAAAGAAGTAAGAAAACTAATTCAAGTAATCTTGAATTACAAAATCCAAAAAATGAAACTTACTTCAAAAAATCAGGATGAAGCGGATTAACCGCTTCTCCTTGATTAAGTATATCATCATAAGGCTTTGAAGACTATGCTAAAAATAAATATCATTTTAGGGATTGTATGGCTAGGTATGTTTATTGGTAGAAAAATTTTAAATAAGAAATTAAAGGATAAGTTGAACGAATTGTAATAATCTAATTTAGAAAGGGGTGAGTGTATGGTTGAAAATATATTGAAGAAAAAGCTAAGAGTAAAATTTTTGAAGCCGAAAACTAAGCTAAGACAAGAAAGGCTAAAAAAAGAGCTTACAACAGCTTATGTAGCTAATTTGATTGGCTTGGAAAGAAGACAATATGAAGCAAAAGAAAAAGGAATTTATCCGTTTCATGATTATGAAATGGCTATTATAGCGAAAGAATTTCATATGAAAGAAACAGAATTATTTTTTTAAAAGCAAGTATCTCAATATGAGATTTAAAACTGCTGCCCGCCTGTAATGCAAGAAGAGGAGGTGGAGTGATGAATTATGAAACATTTAATCAATTTATGATGGAAGCCAAAAATGAACGATTCTGGAATGACGTAGTACCAGAAATTGAATATTCGTACTTTCAAGAGGAATTATACGGGATTAGAAAAAAAGGATCTAAATTCCCCATTACATTTTTACATGCTACCAGTCCTCAAGAGGCGATTCGCAAATATATCAATGATCACAAAGTTATTAATGTCAAACATCTTGAGCATCTTGAATAGGGGGTGATGGGATGAAGAAAGATAAAAAAAAATCTGATCAACAGGTAGGAACTGTTAATCAGATTAAAAAAAATAAAGATGATATAACTATTCAAGCTAACTATATAAATTTAAAAGGCAATGTAACTTTAGAAAAACAATTCGAAAATTTATCTGAAATAAAAATGGAAACAAGCTCTCTAACCGAAAGAGTTAAAGAGCTTGAAGATGAAATAGCTATCTTAAAAAAAGATATATTTTATTTAAAAGAGACGGCATCACATGCTTTTGACTTAATTGCTGAGATCAAAAACAATAGATAAATATTTGTCTAATAAGGTAATTATATCAGATAGGAAGAGACGCATGAACAAATGTATTTGGGAACAAACAAGATATTGGGAAGAAGAGGGATGGGTTACACAGTGCAATGGTGAATTTACCCTCATCGGAAAAGAAGACCCCGACATGTACGAGATTGAGTATTGCCCGTTTTGCGGGCTAGAAATTGAGGTGAAAGAAGATGAGTGATTTAGCAGATTTGGAATTTCCAAGAAACAAAATTTATGCTTGTACAACTGCGGAAATTCCTAATTTATTTCAAGGAATCGGAAAGCAACAAGCTGTCGTTTATGTTAAAGCGATGTATAGGAATCCTGACTTTTCGGATGGTGTAATCAAGCCTACACAGCGTACAACGGTAGTGATCTTAAAGAGGTTTGTTGATTATCTAAAATATATGGATGATCAAAAGTTTAAATAAGGGGGTGTAAAAAATGAATAAAGAAAAGTGGAGTGAAAATAAAGACATCAAGCAAATCCAGTGGCTTTTCTTAACCTTTGTGGGGTTTTGTGGGATGTATGCTATGGCTGAGTTAGTCAACTTTTATGGATTGCTGTTTTGGGGTTGGTGGGTTTGGCAGTGCCAAAAGAAGCTCTACAAGTGGGGAGTGATGGAGTGATGAAAAAAGGGTTAAAAATACTCGCTTTAGTAGCGGTAACTATGGCGTTGGTTGAAGTGGTAAAGCGAGCAAAACAAAAATCATCCAAATTAACAGCAACCGTTAAAATCGCTGATTTGGATGAATATAAGAAACTTTTAAAAGAATTACAAGCCTAGTTGTTTTAAAGTCCATTCTTCTGAAGCTTTTGTTAACATTTCTTCCCATTTAGAAAATTTTGTAGTCTCACCAACAAATTGATCTAAAGATTTTTCTGGAATTGAATTGAGATCAGTGAAATCAAAAGAACTGTTATCAGCAAATTCTTCAAAAGATGTAAATTTAGTATTTTTCCTCATAAATACTGAGCTAAACAACTCAACAAGAGGGACTTCATTAGTACCTTCTAAAGATTTGGCGCTATTAGATAATTGACTAAGTTTTCTTTCTAATTCCTTCATACCTTTTATTTTAAAACTCATATTTTCACCTTCTTTGCTTATTAAAAGTAGATAAAGACCATTGCAGTGGCAATTATCTTATAAATATTATACCACTAAATATAGTGCGTTCAATATTCAGCAAACACAATATATAGTGTTTTTGGGAGAGGAGGGGATAATGATGCTTTGGGATAAAATCCAAAAGAAATTAGACGAACAAGAGAAAACTGTTTACTGGCTATCCAAACAAACAGGAATTCATATCAACACAATTTATTCTTTGAAAAACAATCTAGCTAAAGATATGGCTTTTTCAAAAGTCTCAAAAATTGCAGACGCTTTAAATGTTGATTTGAATGAATTTAAAGAAACGGAAAAATAAGATGTACAAAACGAATTATTATATTGAGCAAAGCATAAAGAGCTTAAGCCTTTTCAACAAGACCGGAGACATCGAGCATTTTAAAGATGCAGAGTACTTTTTTAAGAAGTTGAAAGTGGAAATGCGGCTTGCTGAGAGGTATCAAAAGATTGATAAGTTAAAAGGAGTGAAACAATGGATCAAACAACATTAAATGAAATTTTGAGAAAGCATGAATTATGGTTAAAGGACGATCCTAATGGGGAGCGTGCCCATTTAAAAGATGCCGATTTAAGATGTGCCGATTTAAGATATGCCAATTTAAGATATGCCGATTTAAGATGTGCCGATTTAAAAGATGCCGATTTAAAAAATGCCGATTTAAGACATGCCTATTTAAAAGGTGCCAATTTAATATGTGCCGATTTAAGAACTGCCAATTTAGAAGAGGCCGATTTAAAAAATGCCGATTTAAAAAATGCCGATTTAGACGATGCCATTTTAAGATATGCCGATTTAAGAGGTGCCAATTTAAAAGATGCCTTTTTAACCCAAACAATTTCACAAAATATACAAGGGCAAAAAGTTATTAGTTTTCAAGTGGACACCTCACGGATAAATAATTCGATCTCCTATTGGAAAGATTTAAACCTTTGGACAACAGGATGCTTTCAAGGCACTTTAGAAGAATTACAAGAAAGAGTAGCTGAAACGTATAAGGATAATACTTTTTTAAGAGAAAAATATGAGCGCGTAATTGCATTCATTTTAAGTGAAGCTGAACAAAACAATAAAAAATGAATAAATGAAAAGGAGTAAAACAATGGATCAAGCAACATTAAACGAAATTTTGAGAAAGCATAAATTATGGCTAAAGAACGATCCTAATGGTTTGCGCGCCAATTTAAGACATGCCGATTTAGAAGATGCCGATTTAAGAGGTGCCGATTTAAGATGTGCCGATTTAGAAGGTGCCAATTTAGAAGGTGCCAATTTAGTAGGTACCGATTTAGTAGGTACCGATTTAAGAGGTGCCAATTTAAAAGGTGTCAATTTAGAAGGTGCCAATTTAGTAGGTACCGATTTAAAAAATGCCGATTTAGTAGGTGCCGATTTAAGATGTGCCAATTTAAAAGGTGTCAATTTAGTAAATGCCAATTTAGAAGATTCCAATTTAGAAGGTACCGATTTAAGATATGCCTATTTAAAAGGTGCCCATTTAAAAGATGTCAATTTAGTAAATGCCAATTTAAGATATGCCAATTTAAGATATGCCGATTTAAAAAATGCCAATTTAACCCAAACAATTTCACAAAATATAGGAGGGCAAAAAGTTATTAGTGTCCAAGTAAATACCTCAAGGACAAATAACACCATTTCCTATTGGAAAGATTTAGGCATTTGGACAACGGGATGTTTTCAAGGGACTTTAGACGAGTTGCAAGAAAGAGTAGCTAAAACGCATAAGTATAATCCTTTTTTAAGAAAAAGGTATGAGCGAGCAATTGCATTCATTTTAAATGAAGCTGAACACGACGACAAAAAAGCCGACCAGCGGCAACTGATCGACTACATACTAAAATACACAAATTAATTATAGCAGAAAGGAATATAAAAATGTCAACACCACGATTAATAATTTCAAAAGAAACTGGAGTTTTAATTCAACGAATCATTGAAAAATTTGTTCGCTATGGCGTTGAAAATGTAGAGATTGTAGAAAACTAATGCTAGGACCAGAGAAAAAAGTTGAAATCAAAATCAGAAAATATATACAAAGTTTAGGTGGCTATTCCCTCAAAACTTTAGGAGGATCCGTACCTATTGGTACCCCTGATTTAATTGCTTGTATCAATGGCTATTTTATAGCAATTGAGGTTAAACGAGAAAAAGGGGGACGAGTCACACCAATCCAATTGAGAAAAATCCAAGATATAAAAGACGCTGGAGGGATTGCGTTTGTTGCAAACAGCGTTGAATTGGTTAAAGAAAATTTACAAAACGAAGGGGTGATTTAATGATCCTTTACCCTACACAACAACGAATCGTAGACCTTGCAAAACCTAATTTCTTATACGCCTGTGACACAGGAACAGGAAAATCACTTATGGCTTTACATCATTACTTAAAACATAACAAAGGGGAACCTTTACTTATTGTTGCCCCTCCTTCAAAAGCAAAAGAAGGCGGATGGAACAGAGAAGTAAAGTTTGTAGAAGAAACTTACAAAATCTCATTTGCTTATGCAGTCGAGAAATACAGCACACTCTCTAAAAAATGGACAGACTACAAAGGTTACTTTGTGGTGTTTGATGAGTGCCACTACATTAAAAACTCAACCAGTCAACGTGGGAAAGCAGCCTTTCTTTTAGCTAAAAACAGTACGCATTTTATCTTACTATCTGCTACCCCAACCCCTAACGGATACGAAGACTTTATTAACTACTTTAAAATGTTTAATTTTACCAAAAACAAGTCACAATTTAACTCCACTTATGGGATATGGGGTGAAGGGTATGCGCAAGGCGGACGAAGCTTTAAAAAAATTATCGACTACAAACACACAAAAGAGCTAGATAAGTTATACCAAAGTATCTCAGTAACAATAAAGAAAGAAGAAATGTTAGATCTTAAACCGATCACTTTTAAGAAGGTGTTCTTTAAACCTTCTAAAGAGTATAAAACCATTCTTAACGATAACATGTTAGACGATGAAGTCTTTGACACCATGCCGAAACTATTAAGTGGGTTAAGACAATACGCCAACACGAAAGGCAAAATAGAGTACATAAAAGAATTCTTGGAAGGCACTACACGAAACGTTGTTATCTTTTACAACTTTAAACACGAAGTAGAAGCCCTCAAAGAAATTATTCAGAAAGAACTTTATTTTGTTAATGGCGAGGGAATGAAGCTTCCTCCTAAAGATGAATGGAAGGATATAACTAACAGCGTAACTCTTGTCCAGTATCAAGCAGGTTCAGCAGGGATTGAGTTGCAGTACGCTAGCGAAGTTATCTATTATTCACCTACTTACTCTTACAGTGATTACCAGCAGTCTCTCGGTCGGTGTTACCGAAACGGACAAGGCAAAAAGGTAACTGTCTATCAATTTGAAACAAAGGGAACCATAGAGAGGGCAGTGTGGAAAGCACTTGCGAACAAACAAAATTTTGATGAAAAGATGTACCAACTAACAAAATTGGGAGGTAAGTAATGGATATAGAATTCAAGGGCTTTGGATTAGCGAAGAAGGACGATAACGTTACTCAGCATAGAGAACGTTATGTCGGAGGATCCGATGTTCCAACCATACTAGGCATTAACAAATACAAAACACAATATGAATTAGCTAAAGAAAAAACAGGTTTAGTAGAAAAGCCATTTATCAGTAATGAATACACTGATTATGGAAATAAGATGGAACCTCAAATCAGAAATTACATTAATGCAGTTAATCAAACTCATTTTATTGTCGATACGGTAATCAATGAGGATCAGCATATTAGGTCTAACGTGGACGGCGTGGATTATAAAGAGGGAATCTTATTAGAAATTAAAACACACGGTAAAAACTACAATCAACTTGTTTACGAAGCTCAAATGCAGCTTTATATGGCTCAATTAAATCTCAAAATTGGTTGGTTAGCTATGTATGAACGTCCTGCCAATTTCGATGTTGAGTTTAATAGTGATCATTTAAAAATTGTTGAAGTTGAACGCGATGAAGACTTTATCAGAAAAATTTACGATGCTATCGAAACGTTTTGGATCCGTTGCGAGTATTTAAAAGAGAAGCCAGAAATGGATGAAACGGAATATATGACGATTGGAACCGATATGGATATAGCTATCGTTAAATTGAACCGTGTTGCACCTAAGCTATTAGCACTTAAAGAACAGGCGGAAGAACTAAAGAAAATTGAAGAAGATGCTAAAGCCTTACTTTATCAAAAGATGACGGAGAATGATATTAAGAAAATTGAAACACCATTTTTAACTGTAATTAGAGTGTTGCCGTCTAAGACATTAAAATTCGATTCTAAGCGTTTCAAAGCTGAACATGAAGAACTCTACTCAGAGTATCTTAAAGAGTCAGAACGCAAAGGATTTGTGACATTTAAGGGGAGGTAAACATGATTAAGAAACTTAAAGAACATTCTTCTTATTACACAACAACAGAAGAAGAAGCTAATACTTTAATTAAAAACATCAAAGACCAAACGGGTGGTGATATTGTGAAACAAAATATCGTAAAAAAACATCACAAAGATTATGGTGATTATTTTGAAACAACCGTTGTTAAAGAATATACAACAAGTAAATCAATTTTAGAGAGAGGATATTAAAATGAATATTTTGCCCAAAAATGAAATCAAACCCACCGTTGATACTCCTCATAACTTCTTTATTTATGGGGCAACGATGAGTGGAAAATCTTACTTAGCAGGGGAGTTTCCTAATCCGTTATTTATTGACACAGACGGAAATGCGAGTGCTAATCCATATCCATCCATTGAGGTTAGAAACATTAAAAACAAAAGCGGAGATATTGTTAATTCAGTAGTCGATCAATTATCAGATATTATTTTAGAATTGCAAACTACTAATCACGGTTTTGAAACAGTTGTGCTGGATGTTATTGATGATATTTCAATCATGATTGAACAGTATATTTGCAACAAGAACAAGGTTGAAGCTTTATCTGATATTGCTTACGGGAAAGGCTACAATTTATTCAACACAATATTCAATCAATTAGTTATTGATTTAAAAACTTTACCTATTAACGTTATTTACATTTCACGCATGAATACAAAGATCGATAACAACGTCAGCTATGAAGTTCCGTCACTACCAGAGAAAAAAGTTAACATTGTAAACGGTAATTGTGATTACATGATCCAAACACAAAAAATTGGCAAAAACCACATTAGAAGCGTTAAAGCTAAGCGCAAAAATTATGAGCGTGAGAAAATTGACGACCAACGTATTCTTAAAATTTTAGATACGGTTACAGGCGCTTTTGAACGTTCACATCCCATCAGCAAAGCCAAGCAAGATGAAATTGTAAAAGAACTAGATAAAAAACAAGAACAATCTTTTATTAGCGATAATAAAGAACAACCAAGAAAGAAACCACAAATTTAAAAGGAGAAATAAAATATGGCAACTTTATCAGAATTAGTAAATAAAACTTTAGAAAACTTTGACCCTAAAAAAGATAAAATTGCAACTCAAAATAACGGCTTGCCGACAGGGCAATACGATGTTGTTGTTAACGGGGTAGCCTTTCACGTTTATGAATCAGGATATGAATGTATTAGTGTTGATCTAAAAGTGATTGGTGGTGACTATGATGGTCAGCATGAGTTTATAAACTGGAATGTAGATCCTGAATATACCACTAAGAGTGGAGAGAAATTTTCAGAAAAATACAAAGGCTTATTTGACAAAGCTATTAGAACCGTTTTGAAATTTGCCTGTGTCACCGAGATTGATATTAATAGTCTAAACTGGACGGATCAAGTAGAACTAGCTGAATCCTTACAACCAGCCAAAGGAAAGCAATTTGTTTTAAGCGTTACTAAAGAACCTAACAAGAATGGGAAAATCTATCCTGATTATGAATTTATTAGTTATGACGATGAGGTACCATTTTAAAAATAAGCAAAAGGAGGGAAAACAATGAAAAAATACGCCCTTCTGTTGGATAAGGAAAAATTTAAACGTAAACCAGCTGGATCTGAAATTGCAAAAATAAGCGAAAATATTGTTAATGAGCCAGCAGAGGTTACACCCAAAGAGTTAGCCGAATTTGTGGGGAGCCAAGGTCAAACCATGGTTTTGGCTACCATGAAAGGCAAACGCAAGAAAGAAAACATGGTAAGTCAGCAAGTTCTTGCTATTGACTTTGATAACAGCGAAACCAGATTAAATATGATGGGGGACGTTATTAAAACAGAAAGTGGGAAAGCTAAAAAATTTAAAACAAAAGGTAAGAACTACACAGACGTTGCAGAGGTATATCAAGATAAATGGGTACAAAATAATGCAGCTTTTATCTATACCACCTTTAGTCACCAAGATGATTGGCACCACTTTAGATTAGTGTTTTTTTTGGACAAACCCTTGACACAACCAGATCAAGTAGAACACGCTTACCGTTGGTTAATGGATCGGTTTCCAACCGCTGATAAGTCTACAAAAGACGCTTCAAGATTATTTTTTGGGGGAAATGAGTCAGTAGAAATCAATTATGAAAACACACTCGCAATTGATACCTTTAAAGCGAAAGAAAACAAGACAACTAAAAAAGAAAAAAAAGATACTTGCATAAGCCCTTCCAAAATCACCAACGAACAAGCAATGGAAGCTATTAAAGCCTATGTTAAGAAAGAGAAAAATAACTTACAAGACTATGATAATTGCTTGAGTGCTATTTGGGTGATTGCTAGAGCGGCAAAAACGGGTGAAATTTCTTATCCTATTGCACAGGATTTAGCAGATTATTTATCTTTAGGAAATGAAGAATGGCTAGAAGGTAATCGGGTCAAGTTCAAAGAAGCGCTAGAAACCCCGTTAGGTGAAATGCACACCAGTTATAGTTTTGCTGAAAAGTTTTGTGGGGGAGGCTTAAATCCTCAAGGTATAGATAAAAACAATATGATTACAACCGCTAAATTTTTAGTGAATGAGTTAAACATTAAGTTGTTTAAAGGGCGGTTATACTTTAAACAAGATCATTGTTTTATCAACAACGACAATATTTTGTTAAGGAAAATCACCAAATACATCGAATTGAAAAATTCACAAGACACAGAACTCATGCATCAATTTGAAAAGTATGCAGAATTAATAACTGAAGATCATTTTCCTATTCAGTTTAGGAATGATTATTATCTAAAAGACGGAAAAATCATTGAGGGATATTACGATAATTTCACTCCTTATTATTTAAATGTTGATTATGCCCCCTCAGCATTCGATGCTGACGTTGATCGCTTCTTAAATTTCTTAACTTGTGATAGATCAGATTTAAGATTTGTTTTAGAAGAAATGATGGGCCACATTTTAATGGATCGTGGTTTCCCACACAAGGTGTTCTTTCTAATTGGTGAACGTGGGGCTAATGGAAAATCAACTTTTTTAGAAATGCTTAATGCTTTTACTGGAAGTTTAGCGACCAACATTAGCTTAGAAAATTTTAATGATCCAACATCAGTTGTAGAACTAGAAGGGAAACTGGTTAACATCGGTGATGATATTAATGCAAGCTTCTTAGACAAAAGTTCTAATTTTAAAATCCTAGCGTCAGGAAACACCTTAATGGTTCGACCTATTTATTCCACTCCTTATCGGATGAAGAATAAAGCTACTTTAATTTTTACAGCAAATGAAATGCCGCTGTTTAAAGATAAGTCGGGAGGAATTGAAAGGCGTTTAGTTTTAATTCCTTGCGATAACGTGGTTCAGAAGATTGATTTTAGAATCAACGACAAACTATCAACAGCTAATGCTAAATCTTATTTACTTAATTTGGCGTTAGCCGGAATGTATCGTATTCAAAGCAACGGAGGGAAGATCTCAAAAAGTCAAGCTATTGAGTCTTTGGTTAATGAATATACTTTTGAGTCAAATTCTGTTTTACAGTTTTTAGACGAAAAAGGAGTTCATCCTTACTTTACAGCACAGCAAGTTTACGACGAGTATGTTACCTATTGTAAAAAACTAGAAATAAAACCTTATTCTAGGGTTAAATTTTCTCAACATTTGAAGACTCAAGGTTATGAGAAAGTTAGGAAGAAAAGTGGTGGGGTAAGAACATACTATTATGAAAAATAAAGTGCCCTACTTTTTATAAAAGTGCCCCACTTGTGCCCTACTTTGTGCCCTACTTTTAGAGGGGCAAATCCCTTGATATATAAGGGTGTGCCCTAGGTGTCCTACTTTTTTTCTTAATTATAGAGAAAAAAAGAAAGAAAAAAATAATAGGAATAATAATAAAAAAAGAGTAGAGCAAAAAAAGTAGGACATGTTGGGCACTTGTTGATATAACGCGGTTTTCGTGCCTAAAGTGTCCTACTTTGGTTGAAGCACACATCAAGAATGCTGATATATCAACGTTTTGAAAATAGGACACTAGGGCACTTTAATTTTAGAAGGATTAATGATGGATATTGAAGCGGTGAGTGAAAAGGAGTTACTTATAAAGTGTACATTGAGGAAGTGATGACAGATGACAAATTGCCTTAAACCGATAGTACCACTAAGCGTGTTTTCTAGTCGATTCGGGTTTAAACGGTGCAGGGGATTATATGGGGATAATGGGTGCTATTACTTATGCGTTGCCACTGATAGCAAAATGATTTTTTTAAGCCCAAAATTAATCGAAGTTATTTCTTGGAATGATTTTGATCCACGCATACATGCTAATCCTAATTGCAGGTTTCGAGATCCTAGGTCTAGTGAAGCACTGATGTACGAAATGATCAAAGCGAATATGATTGGGGTGAGTGAATGATCGTTGAAGGATACACACCAAAGGAAAGAATAAAGGTTCGAGGAAAATTAGTTTCTGATAAATACAATAATGTTAGAGTGATTGAAACAGAGGATCACGAACGAGTCGTTATTGTTAACCACGTTTACAAAGACTTTGAAGGGAACGTGTTTCTCAGCACAGAAATTGCGGAAGAATTTTCAAGAAGAAAAAAAGAATTAGGTGTGACTGATAAAGAGATTGCTAAAGTAACTAATCTTACAGAAAACAGAATTCGTTCCATTTGGTTTTATAACAAAACTAGAGAAGCAGAAGCCAAAAAGAGTAGAAAGGCTAAAGAAAAGATTTGGAATGCTACACAACCTATTTTTAAAGAGAGAACGGAAGAACTTAAACGGTATCGAGAAACCTTTCCGCGGCGGCTTAAAGAGGTAAGAGAGAAAAATAACCTTACTTATGAAGATGTTGCAAAAGATTTAGGGGTAACTGCTGAAACCGTTAAATGGTGGGAACTGGATGGCAAAACGCCTGGAATCAGATCTTCTCTTAATTTGTTAAGGTGGTGTGATGAACATGAGAAATAAGAAAAATTGCGCTAGTTATATCATGGATTGAAAAGAATTGCGAGGACTAAAGATGTACGTTATACAGAAGGATAAAGATTATTATTTAAGTGAGTACGGAGCTTTTAATTATAAAATTAATGGGGCAAAACTCTTTGAAAGCAAAGAAGAAGCAAAGAAGGTCGCTAGTCGATTAGACGGTGTAGAACTAAAGGAATTAGTTTTGAGGGACGCAAGTGATGTTTTAAAAGTTAAGAAGTTGAGCCCCACCGCTAAAGTCCCTACAAAAGCTCATGCTGAGGACGCAGGATGGGACATCTATGCGGATGAGGATGTTATAATTTCTAATTTAACCCCTCACGCTATACGCACAGGAATTGCGTTAGAGCTTCCAAAAGGCACCTATGGTAGATTAGTAGGGCGAAGTGGTTTAACGCTTAAAACACCCCTTAAAATCAACGAGGGAACGATTGATGAACCATACAGAGGGGAATTAGTTATTAACGCAGAGTATCGAGGAGACTTAATTGGGAAGATCACTAAAGGAAATTCTTACATTTCAATTGAGCCTAAAGAGCCTTACGTGATTCATAAAGGTGACAAAATTGCACAATTAGTTATTCAAGAGCATTTAATGGATTGCAAGCTAAAAAGCGTTGAAGATTTATCAGAAACGAAGCGCGGTAAAAATGGTTTTGGGAGCACGGGAAAATGATAGCGTATGAAGATTATCTAGAGAATATAAGTTATAATATACGTAAGTTATGCAAGCAAAAGAAGGTTACACAGAAGGAACTTGCCAAGCAAACAAGAATCAATAAGAATACGATTTACAACTATACCAACCAAGCTATTAATATTTCGTTATACAATGCCATGCTGATTGCAGAGTTTTTCGATGTTCCGGTAGAGGCACTATGCCGGAAGAAACTATAAATTAAAGGGGAGCTTTAATGGATATACAAATAAGGTTAAATCAAATTAAAAGAAATAAGTACTTAATAAATGTTTTGAAGAACGAGATCTTAGAACTTGATTCTAAAGTAAAATCTGTTAAAGCTTTATCTTATGATTCTAAAATAGGGGTCAATACTAGTCATGATAATTCTACCGAAAGAATGATTTATTCTTTTTTGAATAAGAAAGAGATCAAATTTCGTTTTATGGAAAGTTTGGAACAGGAAAATGAGGAACTATTGAATTTAGTTTTGAATCTGGAAAATAGCAATCAATCTAAAGTTTTATACAGTAAATATTTTGAGGGAAAAACAGTGAAAGAAATTGCGTATGAAATGGGGCATAGTAGAGAGTGGGTATCTCGGACGAAGAAAAAAGGAATTCAGAAACTGGTGAAGAAGGCATGAAAATGCGCGCGTGGAACGTTAAGGAAAAGAAGTGGGATTTTGTTTTGCTAGATGATGGGCTCGTCTATAATCGTTTTACCGATGTAAAAGATACTTTTGGCAATGAGATCTATGAAGGGGATATTGTTGCCGACTATGGTGGAGAAGAGTATGCTGTGAAATTAGTTAAAGGTGTATTCTTAGGTATTAGTAAAGAGGGAAAATGTTATAACATTAGTTCTCCTTGTACTTATGTTGTGGGGAATATTTATGAAGAAATCTCGTTTTAAAACTCCTTGTACCGCTAACGGTTGTAAGAATTTAACCTATTATGGTTACTGCGAGGATCATAAAGAATACAGAAAAGTGTATGATCGTTGGAGGGGGAGCGCTAATAAGAGAGGGTATGATTCCAAATGGAGAAGGTATCGTATTTCGTTTTTATCTTCTCACCCTTTCTGCGAAGAGTGCAAGAAAAAAGGAATGATAACAGTTGCGACAGTAGTCGATCATATTATTCCGCATAAAGGGGATAAGAAATTGTTTTGGGATACAAAGAACCACCAAGCACTATGTGAGTCTTGCCATAATCGCAAGACAGCAACAGAAGATATGGGAGCATGGAAAGCTTAATAAGAAGAAGGGGGGGTCCCTTCTTCTTATTTTGTTTTGTAAAAGTATTAGTTTCTGTAATTTTCTTCAAACTCAAGATCATAATCATTCATCAGGGCTTCTCTTGTTTCTTTGCTATCTAAATATTCTTTGATGAAATGAAAATCTACTTCGTATTCGTTTGGAAAATAGTAATTGTCATAAAGGTCTTCAAGGTCTTCGTCTGTAATATTTTCGTCTGTAATGTCTTCATCCACCCCGAAGTATTCTATTAAATCTTGTTTTGACATTGGTACTATAAATCCAAAGCAATTTCCTTCTATATTAAATTCGAGATATATCCCATCAGTATCACCACAATAGTTAATGCTGCTATCAAATAATTCTTTTGTGTTTGCGTTTAAGAAAAAATCTCTTGAAATCATTTTAATTAGTCCCTTTCTTGCCTAAAGAAGGGACTTGCTGTATACTATAAGCAAGTCCTTTCTAAAGGTACTTACTGATCACTTGGCAAGCTTTCCACGGCATAGAGCTAAGTGGTCTTTTTTATTCTTCAATTTCATAGTAGTCATCTTTAATAGCTTCTTCAACATGCTTTGGATCATCAAAGTAGTCCTCTTCTTCTGCTGCTTGTGGAAAGTCTTGTGCGCGTAACTTCTTTATAACTTTTACATTATTAACTATAAAGTGTAAGCTATATGTGTCTTCTGCTTCATCGTAAAAAACTTCTTGCAAAGTGCAATAACTCAAAGTGTTTATTGGTTTAATCATGGTATTTACTTCCTTTCTTTTTTTTTAAAATTTTTCATTTTTCTGAACTAACATCAAAAAGTAGTCAGCGAGTGGCAAGTTGTGTTCTTTGGCTTTGCTTTTTTTTCCATTGCTTTCCTTCTTTCTTTGTGTTATAATTTCTCAAGAGATGGGGAAGCGACAAGCGCCGCAATCCCCTTAGAATATTATGATATAAAGATCTTTAAAAGTTCGCTGATTAGCTTTAGCATTGTAAGTACTAAGCTAGTCACTTTAGCTAGCTTTAAAGGTCTTTTTTTATACTTTCGGTAGTGCTTCCTACCTAAGCGCTTTGATCTCATAATCTTCACCTCCTTCCCTTGAGTTTTAGGAGGTGTAAGCTTTTTCTTTAGCTTACATTCTTATTATATGGCATCCCACTTTTTTGTCAAGTGTTTTTTTAAAAGTTTTTTTTAGTTGTCATTAAGAGGTAGTCAGCTAGTGACAAGCCGCTTGCTTTAGCTTGGCTTTTTATATACTCTTTTTCTTCTGGTGTCAGTCTGAGCGTGAGACTTTCAGCGCGGCGTCTTCCAGTAGCGGGACGCCCGCGTCTTTTCTTTTCTTCTTGCATATGCTTCTCCTTTCTTTCTTTTTACATTCTTATTATATGGCATCCCACTTTTTTGTCAAGTGTTTTTTTAAAAGTTTTTTTAAAAGTTTAAAAGCATTTTTTATCACGTACACAGCTTAGCGTGGGCATGTGTATGTGTGTACATGCATGCGCACGTATATATAAGTAGAGATGCGATCATCTTAAAGCAAGCATAGTGTGCTAGTGCAAAGGGGGGCGTATCGTGCTAGCGTAGTATATGCTGTACGCTCTACGTATACACCGCTCACCATACGCACCGCACACCGAGTGCCGAGAGGGAGAGAGCAAGAGCACACACACCTAGCAGAGCAGAGAGAGCAGAGAGCAAGCATACGCAAGAGCACACACAAGCAAGAGCGCACACAAGCAAGAGCGCACACGAGCAAGAGCACACACGAGCAAGAGCACACATGAGAGAGCGGAGAGCAGAGTGCAAGAGAGAGAGAGAGAGAGCGGAGAGCAAGCCCCCAGCGCCTACACCAGCGCCGCTCAGTCAAACGCCTGTTCGACTTTTAGCCCCACCACGGGTTGGGGAAGGCTTTTAAATCACTTTAATTATAACTTATGGAGGGGGTATACCCCCTGTGAAATCATGGAATTTCCCTCCCCCAAGACCGCGCCGAAGATTTGCGTACACAAACTTCCCTTTTTTAGCCTTTCGGGATTATAACTTATAAGTTATAAAAAAGAGCGTGAAAGCTTGATTTAACAGCATTTTCAAAAAATAAACCATTTAAGAAAGATTTTTTTTATAAAAGGTCACATAGTTTCACATAGTGTCACACGAAGTCACATAAAGTCACATAAAATCAATTGATTATCTAAGGAAAGTGATTTATGTTTATTATAGATTCAAAGCGAGGAAATTAAAAACCTCGCTTTTTTGTGCATATCGAAAAGACGGGAGGTGGAGCCTAGTGGCAAGAACAAATTTACCTTCTCATTTAGCCTTGAAGTACGGAAAGAAAAATTGGACAAAGGCTGAGATCAAAGAAAAACAAATGACAGAAGTTATAATGAGTGGCGATAATATTCAACCGTCTAAACATTTAACTAAAAAGCAAAAAGAACAATTCAACTGGTACGTTGAACAATTCAAAGAAGACGGGATTTTAGCAAATGTTGATAGCAACGCTTTAAGTCGATACGTCATGCTGAACGATGAGTATTGGAAGCTAACGAAGACATTAAAGAAACTGGACATGCTGGACGCTCAGTATGAAAAGATTTATAAGTTGCGGACAAGTTGTTCCACGCAATTAATTACATTGGAAAAAGAACTAGGGCTAACGTTAGTTAGTCGTTCTAAAATCCGCAAAGATAAAAATAAGAAAGAGGAAGCCAAAGAAAAGACAACGGCTGAGCGGTTGTTCTTAGACAAACTGGGGTGATAAAATGGATAACTTTCAAGAAGAAGTGAATAAGCTCAAGAAAAAAGTCATGGAGTATGTTCATGGAACACTTGATGGGCAGATTGTTGCTGGAGAAACAATGAAAAGAGCAATGAAACGTTTCTTGAAAGATCTTGAAAGCCCTGAATACTACATCGATTGGAATGAAGTGTTTGTTTTTTATAATTGGGCGCATATGTTTAAGCATACAAAAGGCGTACTTGCTGGTCAGTATGTAAACTTACACGATTCTCAACTGTGGGAAATGACTAATATTTTAGGCTTTAAACGTGTAGATACAAATCTCAGACGGTATAAAGAAATTTATATCCAAAAAGGGCGTAAGAATGGGAAAACACAAGAATTAGCTTTCTTAGCAAGCTATGTAGCGTTTTTGTCTAACGAAACAGAAGAAGTGTATATCGCTGGATGGACGAAAGAACAATCTAATCTCTGCTATAACGAAGTGTTAGCTCAGATTAGCAAAGTAGCTATGCTGAAAGATAAATTTAAAGATACTTATCATAAGATAACAGTAAAAAAGAATAACTCGACCATTGTTGCTTTATCAAAAGAAGCAAGAAAGAGTGGTGATGGGACAAATCCTAGCTTATCTATCATTGATGAATATGGGACTTCTCATCAAACTAATGAGATTGTTGAATCTCAACGGACAGGACAAGTAGGGAGGGCACAACCTTTGGTGGTATTCATTACCACGGCAGGTCTTGACCTTTCGGTGCCTTGCTATGAAATGTATAAGTATTGTAAAAATGTCTTAGATCCTGAATTAGAGTCAGTTCAAAATGAAGAACTATTCGTGGCGATTTATGAGCCTGATGAAGGGGATGACATTAAGAGCCATGATACTTGGAAGAAAGCAAATCCTATTGTTATGAGTCATCAAAAAGGTGTGGAAGCAATGGAACGCGGGTTAAAAATTGCCCTAGATGTTCAAACAAACATGCGGTCTTTTTTAACTAAGAATCTAAACATTTGGGTAGATCATAAAGAAAACGGATATATTCCTCTTAAAAAGTGGAACGCTACAACTATTTTAGAAGATGAAAAAGAAGAATTTATGCAAGGCGCTAATTTCTATTATGGTGTCGACTTATCGATCACAACGGACTTAACCGCTTTAGGCTGGGTTGCTGTAAAGAACGGGGAATTCTTATGTGGGCAACGGGCCTATATGCCGGAAGAACGATTCCATGAGCGCTTAGCGAAAGATAAAGTACCTTTTGATGTCTTTGAAGAACGAGGGGAGCTTGTCTTAACGCCTGGAGAAGTAGTTGACTATAACTATATAAAAAATGACTTGCTAGCAATGGCAAACAAATATGGGTGTAAGCAGGTTGGGTTCGACCGGTATAATGCGACTTATGTAGCAACTGAATTTCAAAATGAGGGCTTAGAAGTAGTAGAAATCCCTCAAAGTATCGCACAGTTGAGCGAACCTACTAAGAAGTTTAGGGAATATGTTTATAACGGGAAAATGAAGCATACAGACGATCAGTTGTTATCTTGGGCAATAAATAATGCTGTATTGCAAGAAGACACAAACGAAAACATTAAAATCAACAAGTCACGCTCTAAAGATCGAATAGACCCTGTGGATGCTATTATGAATGCTTTTGCGAGAGCAATGTATGATCCACAAGTGAACGATTTAAACGAAATTATTATGGAAGAAGACTGGAGTTTTTAAGGGGGTGAATAAATGCTTGAGAAATTTTTTAATAAGGATAAAGAAATAGAATTAAATAAGCAATGGGAGCCGTTTGCGTTCTTAGTAGGTAAGCGAGATAAAAGAGAGACTCTTTCCGCTAATCAAACGAACGCCTTGCTGTTCAACACAGTATATTCCTGTATAAATGTACTGAGTGATGATATAGCAAAGCTGCCTTTTAAAGCTTACAAGAAAACGAATAACGAGATACAAGTTATCGAAAATTCAGACGTACATCGTGTATTGCGCGTCCGTCCAAACGTGTTCATGTCACCATTTACTTTCTTGAAGCTAGCAATTACAGATATTTGTATAAGCGGGAATTTTTATGCGTATATTGAAAGAAATTTAGATGGTTCCATAAAGCAGTTGTTACCATTAACGGCTTCTCAAACTTTACCTGTGGTAGAGAAAGGGAAGCTTTTTTACTACACAACTTTTGAGAACAAAGGAAAGGTTCTGTACGACGATCAAGTGCTTCATTTTAAAGGAATGAGCCGTGATGGGATCTATGGAATGTCTCCTATTGAAGCAATGAGAGTTCAGATGGAATCAAATGATATTGCTTCTAAGTTTAATCAAGATGTTCTTGAAGACGGCGGTTTTCCTTCTGGAGTAATTAAAGTTCCTTCTATCTTGAAGAAAGAAGCTAAAGAAAAGGTGCGTGAATCATGGGACGCTATCAACAAGAGAAAATCAATAGCCATTATTGATAACGGTATGGATTATCAGCAGTTAGGCTTTTCTCAAAGTGATATGCAGTGGTTAGAAGCTCAGAAATTTAATAATCAACAGATTGCTGGAATCTTTAAGGTACCACTTCATAAGATTAATGACTTAGAACGAGCAACCTACACCAATATTGAACATCAATCTTTAGATTATGTAAAAAATACATTGCAACCTTTAGTCACTCAGATTGAAGAAGAAACTACTTATAAACTCTTTACTGAAAAAGAACGCTTAGAAGGGAATTACGTCAAGTTTAATATGGACTCAGAATTGCGTGGGGACAGCAAAGCACGCGCAGAAGTTAATGCGATCAATTTAGCTAATGGGTTTGCAACGATCAATGAAATTAGAGCGTTGAATGAGCAAAGTAAGTATTCTTATGACTATGCAGATGAGCCTTTAGTATCTTTGAACTTAGCTCCTTTAAAAAACGTTATGTTGTTTCAAGATAACCACTTTGGCAAGAAACTAAATGGAGCGGATGAGAAAGGGGGTGATGATGGTGGTGATGAAGAGCACAAGGACGTTGAAGACGAAGCTGGAACTGAGAGAGAACAAGGAGAACAACACGATTAAAATTGTGGGGTATGCCTTGAAGTTTAACCGCAAGAGTGAAGATTTAGGATATATAGAAACTATTGACCCTAAAGCTTTGGAAAATGCTGATGTGTCAAATGTAGTTGCTTTAATCAATCATGATCAAAACTATGTGTTGGGGAGGACAGGACATAATTTAGATTTAGAGGTTGATGAAATTGGGTTAAAGTTTACACTAACGCCTGTTCGTACAAGTTATGTCAATGATTTACTTGAAAATATGAGAATGGGTTTGATTGATAAGTGTAGTTTTGCTTTTACTGTTTCCGAAGATGGGGATTATTGGGAAGAAAAGGACGGCAAATGGTATCGAACCATTCAATCCATTAATAAGTTATACGATGTAAGTGTCGTCACTTCTCCAGCTTATGAAGACACAGAGGCGGTTTTATCTGAACGGTCACTAGATGATGTAAAGCGAAAACGTGATATTGCTATTATGGAAATGGAATTAGAAATATAAAGGAGAGTTGAACAAATGGATATTATCGAATTAAGAAAAATGTTTGCTACTAAAAAATCTGAGTTCGATGAGAAGAAAAAGGACTCATCGACTTCACTTGAAGAATTACGTCAAATGAAAGATGAACTCGTAGAATTGAAAGGTAAAATCGAGTTAGAAGAAGAAACTCGTCAATTAGATTTACCTAAATTTAAGGAAAAAACTCGAAAAGTTTCTCATGAAGTAGAAGTTCGTGACTTGAATGAAGAAGAATTAGAAAAAGAATATGAAGGAGTCTTCTTACGTGCTTTCCGCTCAAAACAATTGAGCCACCGTGATCATGAAGTGTTTGAACGAATGAAAGAAATGCGTGATGTACCTACTGCTACTCCTTATCTTTCTTCTTCTGCTTCTGAAAATGGCGGATTGATTATTCCTAAGGCACTTTCAACTAAGATTGAAACTTATAAACGTCAATATGAATTTGATTTAACTCAATTAGTGGGTTACGTTCGTACCAATGTTTTGTCTGGGTCTTATGTCTATGAAAAATTAGGAACAATTGAACCATGGTTGAGTACTTCCGAATGGTCTAAAATTAATGAAGTTGCTACGCCTCAATTTGAAACCAAAGAATATAAGATTGAAGACTATGCTGGGATCTTACCTATCCCACGTAACTTACTTGAAGATACTGACCAAAACTTATTAGAATATATTGCGCGATACATTGCGCGTAAGACTGTGATTACACGTAACAAGAAGATCTTAGATGTTATTAAAGCTAATTACACTTCTAAAACCACTATTGATAGTTTTGACTCTATTAAAGATGTTCTTGACATTTCTTTAGATCCTGCTATCAGCAATGGGGCTAAGATTATTACTAACCAATTGGGTTATAACTTCTTACGCAAAATTAAAGACGCTCAAGGAAACTACATGATGCAACCAATCGTAACGGATCCTGACAAGAAGGCTATTGATGGACATGAAGTTGTTGTATTAGCTGAAAATACTTTGCCTAGTGATGGGAAGAAAGCTCCTGTTTATATTGGTCAATTTGAAGAAGCTATTAAATTCTTTGATCGTGGGGTTTATGAAATCACACCTACAACTGTTGGCGGAAGTGCGTTCTTACGTAACAGCTATGACATTCGTGTCATTGATCGGTTTACATGTATTTTAACTGATAAAGAAGCAGTAGTGGCTTGTGAAGTAGACACTTCAAAAGCTCCTAAAGTACCTAAATCAGAAGGCTAATTATGAACTATCTAACGCCTATTATCAATGCTAAACAAATAGCAGAGTCGCAACGTTATGGAGAACAAGAATTACCTTTTATAGAGCGTTTGGTGCTAGGGGCCCAAGCGCTTCTTTATAATGCAGGAGCCTTTATTCCTGACAACCCTTTGTGTAAGGTGGTTGTTGAAATGATCGTAGCTCACTGGTTAGAAAACAGAGATTCTATGAACTTTGATATGAAAAATGTCTATAATTTGCCAATTGCGATACGGGCGCAGATTAGCTCCTTACAATTTTTTTGTGAATTAGAAAAGGGTGATCCATCGTGAAGAATTCTAAAACAAGCGATATGCGACATAAAGTAGATATTTATGAGCAAATTGACGTTGAAGAAGACGATGAGATCAAAACTAAATGGAGATATTGCTTCTCCATATGGTGTAGTATTATTTCTATTTTCCGTGAGTTTTTGGAATACAAACAATTAGCTGGGGATACCTTGCGTAACCGTTTGGTCTTTGAGACGCATTATAGAGATGACGTTACGACCAGAAACCGTCTAGTTTATGAAGGAAAGATGTATAGCATTTCAATTGCGGGGGATACTTCTGGAAAACATGATAGAATTCGCATTATTGCAGAAGATATTGAAGACGCTGGTGCATAGTTATGGGGGATTATATCCGTATTGAAGGTGTTTCGGAAGCGATTGATCGGCTGGAATTATGGGACAGGAAAATTAATAGTCGAGCTAATTTAGCCTTGAAGAACGGGGCAGATGTCGCAAAAGAGTCTATTAAGCGCCACACTCCATGGGGACCAGAACGTCCTAAAAGGAAATACCCTCATGGACACGCTAGAAATAACATAACTTCTTCTAATGTAAAAACGAACGCTTATGACTACAAGTCTATTGATGTAGGATATAATGATGATTCTTATTATTATATGTGGTTTCTTCATGAAGGAACTTATAATAAAGGGAATCCTAAAGGGATTCGTCCTAGAAAGCATGTTGAAAAAGCATGGAAGAGCGCGGCAAGCGAAGTTGAGAATGTTATTAGAGAAACAATGGCAAGTTTATTTCAGTGAAGGGAAGTGAGTGAGTATAGATATTGTTCAGTTGGTTTATAAAACACTAAAGAGTAACTCAACTATTTGTAACCAATTAGCGAAAAATCCTCGACCTATTATAGGAATTAATAAAACAGTTCGTGGGATTTATCCTCAGCTTGAGTTACACCAAGTGGAAGGGGAGGACAGCTTACATGCTGATGACGATATTTTAACAGAACGAAGTGTTATTGCTATTACTTACTTCACGGAAGAATCGGCTGACTTTTATAAAATCTTTGATACGTTAAAACAACTTATGCGTAACATAAATTTTAAAATGGTAGTCAGCTTTTCGGCCGTAGATACTTACACAGGAATTACTAAATTTATTACACAATGGGAAACTTTTTATAATAAAGATACAATTTCATATTATGCAAAATTCTTACCAAAAATACCGCCCGTTCAGCAGACTTTGCCTAAAGGGCGGTATTTTGATGAAAAAACAAGAGAAGTAAAGGAGATATGATTATATGGGATCAGCTACAATCGGTGTACGTGATTTATTTATTCAAGAATTAAAAACAGATACAGAAACAGAAGTAAAATATGGACAAGCAGAACGCTTGGCGCTTGCTATTAACTTGTCAGTAACTCCTAAAACGGCTGAAGCGTCACAATATGCAGACGACCGTTTAAGCGAATACTACAACGAAGTTTCTGCTTATGATTTAAGTTTTGAAGTTAACCAAATTGATCCTTTGATGAAAGCAAAAATCTTAGGATACAAAGTAAATGAACAAACAGGACAAGTTCTTGTGGATGGAGATTCTAAAGCCCCTTATTTTGGTGTTTCTTTCCGTTCTAAACGGTCAGACGGTACTTTTGAATATCGTCAACTATTTAAAGTGCGGTTTGCACCAACGGAAGATTCTTACTCTACTCAAGGTGAAAAATTAGATTTTCAAACAAGAACAGTAACAGGAAAGGCAATGCCTTTATTAAAGAATGGAGCGTATGAAACATTTATTATTGGAAATGATAATAATAAAGATATGACTTCTAAATGGAATGACAACATGTTTACAGAGTTGTCAGCAACCCCTAGCGCAGTAAGTCATTAGTCGTTCCATTGGATGTAATGGAGGAACTTTAAAAGTTCCTCCTTTTTTTATGAGGTGAAAAACATGGAATTAAAACTAATTATTGATGGGAAAGAAAAGCGGTTTAAACACAATAAAACTTCTTTGAAGGTCATTCGATTAGCTAATGAGATGTATGTTGATATGGTAAGGCAACTGGATAATATTGCTAAAATGAAACTTACGGATGAACCAGAAGACGAAGAAGTCGACTTTGAAAAGATTAATGAAGATAACTTAAAAGAGTTTGATCAATATGCTGATTTAGTGATCGGTTACTTTAGCAATCAATTTACTTATGATGAACTTATTAATTCTCCTACCTTCAAGAATGTTTCAGAATTTTATATGCTAGGATTCCAAATTATTTATGAGTTGCTAGATAAGAAACGAGAAAACGAGGAAGAAAATCAAAAAAAGTTAGTGAAGTTGAAGTAGAAGATTTCAATACTTTTTTAGATAATTTGTATCGTTATTTGATGAATACTTATCAATGGACAACAAATCAGATTGATGAAATGGACTTTTTCGATATACAAAACCTTGTCTTTAGTGAAGCTAAAAAGAAAGAAAAAGTACAGTATATTGATCAAGTGTTTGGAACTTAGAAAGGAGGTAAAAGATGGGAGAAAGCGTCATCGGGAAATTAAAAGTCTTATTAGACTTTGATGGAGCGAGATTAGAAAAAGGGCTAACCAACGCTAAGCGAAGCTTAAAAGCGTATGAGAATGCTGTAAAAACCGCAAATGTTGTGGCTAAAAGTAACAATTTCGGCTTAAAAGCGACTACAACAGCACTCGAAGGAATGAAGGCCCTTTATGCTGGTAATGTAAAATACATTGACCAGTTGAGAGATAAATTGGAAGATGCTAAAGCTAAAGGGAAAGGCGACAATGTTATTACAACGCTCGAAGGAAACTTAACACGAGCAATCGCTAAAAACGTTGAACTGGAAGACAGCTTTAAACATATGAGAGAACGGATGTTAACCGTAAATAGCGACTTCTATAAATTTGGGACTTCTGCTAAAAATGTAGGACATATGTTGGTTGGCGTAGGTGATAGCATTTCTTCTATCGGGGATGGCTTTACTCAGATTGGAGCCGTAGCTACTGTTGGTGGAGCGATATTTGCTAAATCGGCTATCGACTTTGAACGAGGGATGGTTGCCGTTAAGAAGACGACTAATGCGAGTGCTTCTGAAATGCGACTGTTTGAATCTCAAATTCGAGAGATGGCTAAAACTATGCCTGTCAGTACAGGCGAGTTACAAGAACTAGCGGCTACTGCTGGGCAATTGGGAGTTAAAACAAAAGATATTGCTCACTTTACAGAAGTAATGGCTAAAGTCGGAACCGCTACTAACCTGACTAGCCAACAGGCGGCTGACTCTTTTGCACGCTTTACTAACATTACAGGATCTGGGACAACTACCCTTGAGAACTTAGGTTCCGCCTTAGTTGCTTTAGGAAATAACTTTGCGACAACCGAATCTGAAATTATGGATATGGCGAAGAACATGGCTGGTAGCTTAACCGCTGTGGGTGTATCAGAAGATAAAATCTTAGGGTTATCTACGGCAATGAGCGCTTTAGGTATTAAAGCTGAACGTGGTGGTACCGCTATGAGTAAGTTCTTTGTCAACATGGCAAACTCAGTCTCACAAGGTGGGCAAAGCTTACAGCAATTTGCGCAAGTCGCAGGGATGAGTGCAGATCAATTTGCTCAAAAGTTTAGAACAGATGCTATGGGAGCTTTCCAAGACTTTATTAATGGCCTTGCCAAGATCAAAGAAAGCGGTGGGGACGTTATCGGGACTTTAGCCAACATGGGAATTAAAGAATCACGTTTGCGTGATGCTATTTTGCGGTTGGTAAATGGTCACGATAAATTAAACGGTGCTTTAAAGATGAGTTCGGAAGAATATAAAAAAGCGAGCGCTTTAGATGCTGAATATAATCAGCAAGTACAATCCACTGCTTCTCAATTAATCATTGCTCAAAACAAAGCAAGAGATTTCGCTATCAGCATTGGTCAGGAATTGCTGCCAGCTTTTATTGATTTAATGGGACATACAGGCGGATTGGAAGACACAGCTAAAAACATTGTTAGTGCTTTTCAAAATATGAGTGGATCTACTAAAGAAGCTATCGTTAAATGGGGTGGCTTATCACTTGTCTTAGGCCCTGTTATTTCTGGATTTGGTAAATTAACAAGTGGTATTGGTAAAGGGCTGACCACTCTAGGTGAAGGGAGTATAAAAGTAGCTAACTTCACCGCAAAACTGAAAGCCCTGAAACAAGGCGGAATTGATGGATCTGGAGCTATTTTGAGCTTGAGTGACCGCTTAGCAAAAGTTGGTACGGACGCAAGTGGTGCTAAGACCGCTATTGGACACTTAGGAACAGGGATCAACAAGCTAAAAGGGCTTAATGCACAGTTGAGCGCTTCTTTTACTACTATGGCTGCTAGGGGTGGGGCATTATCCCCTGTTCTTACCACATTATCTACTGGATTTTACCCTCTAGGAGTAGCAATTGCCGCAACAACCGTAGCCATTGGTGCTGGGGTAGTTGCTTGGAAATGGTATCATTCCGAGGCACAAGAAGCGGCTAGAGCGGCTCAAGAGTTCCCTGATATTAGTGGAATCACTGGAAAACAAGCGGATAGCTTGCGCAACATGTCAAGTGAGTTTTCTAACTTAAACGGAATTATGGAAGCTACTGGGGGTGCTTCTGTTCAATATGCAGGGGAAATTCAATCGAGCGTAGGTAAAATTGCCACTGAGATTAAGAACCTTAATAATGCGAAGATTGATGACTTAAAGAATACGTTATCTGAATTACCGGGAGAAGTTCAGAAAAACGTTATGCAAGCTCAACAAGCGTCTATTAAAGAATCGGAAGATCAAATTAATAGAGCACAAGAAATAAGTGCACAAATCAGTAAAATTTATGAACAAGCAAGAGCAGAAAACCGAGAACTGAATCAAAAAGAAATCGCAGAAGTTGGATCATTAACTAATGAGTTAATGAATATTTATGCTAAGGCCAATTCGGATGGAGCAGAACAAGCTAAAGAGATTTACGCTAATTTGTGTAGAGATTTATCCTCTTTAAATGATCAGCAGTTAGCGGAGCGCATTCGAAAAGTTGATGAGATGATTGAAAAAGAAAATCAATCATACGAGCGACAAAGAGAAGCTCTTAAAAAATTACACGAATCTGGAAGAATTGATACGAGTGAATACGAACGAGATTTAGCAAAAGTAGAAGAAATTCATAGCGCTCATCTCGAGCGAATGAAAACAGCTCAAGCACGCGCCTTTGCTGAGGAATACGAGCGAATTAAAAAAGACGTGAATGGCGGCGAAGAAGTTGCTGAACAAGCTTTAGAAAACTTCTTGAAGAAAACTGATATGACACGGGAAGAATTTGATAATATCATGTCAAGGCCTGTTGAAATGGATGGATTAACAACTGGAATTGCTAAAGCTTTTGATGATGCAACAGAAGAAGCTCAAAAATCAGTTGAAAAATGGAACGCCGCAGTTGGAGAATTTGCAGATAAAACAGGAAAGCGTCTGGAAGATTTAACTAATGACGACATTAAGAGTTTCATTGATAAGATTGATGAAACGGGATTGACCTGGAAAGACCTCGATTTTGTTCGTAAGAACGCTTATATTGATGACAATACAAAAGATTTAATTAGTGATGTCCTTTTCTCAAAAGAACAATGGGAATCATTAAGTTTTGAAGATAAGAAGGCTGTATTGGAAACTATCGGCGAAGATGATCTTCAACGATTATGTCAATCTTTAGGAATTGATTGGAATGAAATAGATCCTGAACTAAAAAAAGCAGTTATTCAAGCGGAAGGTAAAGAAAAAGTCGAGGAAGCTTTAAGACTGTTAGGCAAGTGGGATGAGCTACCAATGGATGAAAAGGTAGCTATCTTAAAAGCTCAAGTTCCTAGTGAATTGTTAAGTAAAACTATTGAACAAATGGGGTTGTGGGACAATCAAGAATTTGTCGATAAATTTGCAAAAATTGATACCAACGCCCCTGATTCTGAACAACAAATTGCGGCTTTAATGGCAAAATATGGAGAAATTCCTGATGAATGCGTTAAAACCTTAAACGCACAAACGAATGCAAGAGAAGAAGTTACAGAGAAACTAGATGAAGCTATCCAAAGTTCGAAGGATTTAGGGGTACAAGATCCTTTTGTTGGTACTGGTACAGATGCTATTGAAAATGTAAAGAATCTTGCGGATGAAGCGTCAGCAAGTGCAGATAATTTAGACAGTAAGGATCCTTTCGTTGAAACTGGGACAGACGCAGAAGGTAATGTAACCGATCCTGAAAATGAAGCTTCAAGTGCGGCTGATGTGTTGGGGAGTAAGACCCCTGATGTGCAAGCTTCTACCAATTCGCCTGATGTTGAAGCAGCTATTAATAGAGCGGAGAATGCAGCGCAAGACAAGCAATTTTCCATTACAGGGGTATTTAATGCGATTGGTAATGCTGTAGATTGGATTATGAGCCACTTTAAAACAGGTACTCCTTCACTATCTCGTGATATGATGGCAGTATTAGGTGATGGGTTCCGCCGTGAACCTTTTTTAACACCTAGTGGGGTTTTCGGTGTTTCACCAGCCACTAACACTTTATATGCTTTACCTAAAGGGACAAGAATTTGGTCATCTATTAATAAGTTTCAAAATGAAGCACAGACACGCCCTGAATTACAACCTTATCTTGATCGTTTACAGTATTACAAGAACGGGAAACAAAGTTCAGTGTTAGACAAAATTTCTGTTCCTAAAAACTACACACAAGTCATGACAACCACTAGCGCTCATACAACAGAGGTTGTGGGAGATACCTACCAAATGAACGTCACTATTGACCTCATAGGGAATTCTATCTCCAGGTCACAATCGGATAGTTTAATTGAACAGTTAATGGGAAGCGCAAAAAGGTATGCAGAAAAGAAAGGAGGCCAGATAAATTTTGGGATCCATTAATCTTGTCAGAAAAGAATCTTATCTAAAAAATGGACAAGTCATTTTTTTTGATTCGGAAACAAAAGAAAAGATAGATTTACCTAATGTTTATATCGCTAATCGGCCAAATTTTCCAATTGCTTCTAAACGAGTAGAACTCGGAGAAACCAACGGAACAAATGGTTATCATTTAATTGATTATCATTGCTATAAGCCAATTACAGCGGAAATGACCTTAACTTTAAAAGCTGATAGCCTTCAAGAACAAAGCCTTCAAAATCAGCGTTTATCAGAACTTATGGGGAAAGAATTACTCTTTAAATTGTATTCAGATTATGGAGCATATAGGCGTGGAGTTATAACAGAAGCTAAACTAGAGAATAATTACTTGATGAAGTTTAATCAGACAGCGACTATTACTTTAGAGGTTCAGCCTTACCTCATTTATATGTTCGGTCAAACCACAATGCAGGAAGGAGATTTCTTTTCTTGTGAGTATGGAAAGATCACTGGAACAATCACCTTTAGAGGAAGCGGGGATATAACCATAGGAAATATGGCATTTAAACATGTCCCTAATGATTCAGACATTATTGTAGATTGCCAAAATAAAAGAACATATAGCTTGTATAACTCAAGTGCCTATGTCAGCAGGCACTACTTGAAAACTTCTGGTGAGTATTATCAATTTATCCCTTATCAGTCTTTAGTACTGAAAGGAATTGATTCCATAAATGTTGATTATGAATGGAGGTCGATTTAATGCTTAAAATTTACCCTAAAGGCACGGCCTCTTTTAACGAAGAGGGCTATGGGTATTTAGTAGATTTTATTGAAGACCCAAAAGTCACAGAAAACAATGTCGGTTATTTTGTCTTAGAAATGAAGTACGCACGAGGGGGGCGTAACGCTGAGTATCTGGTTGAGGATAACTTAATCAGAGCTAAACCTTCTTCTGAACAAAAAGAACTCACTTTTGTCATTTACGACATTGAAGAAGATTTTATAGAAAATGCTCTTTATGTCAGAGCGGAAGTTCAAATTTATCACGAAGCAAAAGCAAGAAAAATTGCTGAACGAATTACTGAAGGGGCGACGGCTTTCATTGCGTTTAAAGACGCTGTTCATGAAATAGACGAGCCTTTTCCTTACCGAATTACTGGAAACAGCAGGTATAGTTTTTATTTAGAACATAAAGAGATTTCTCTCTTTAGTTTGCTGTTTGGAGAGGGGGGGATGACAACTACTGCCAAGGTTACCCCTAGAGTATTTGATGGTGGCATAATGATCATGGACAACCGTGGACGCCAAAATGTCGCAGAGTTACATGACACTGACTTCGTAAAAGATTTTAAGATTGAACGATCAAAAGAAGGAATGGTCACTAAGATCATTCCTTTTACTGATGCTCGGAAAGACTATCTCACCGATGAAGATTATGGGGAGAGAAAAAAGAGGGAAACTTCTGAAAATAAAGTTTATGGGAACGCAGTTTTTAGCCCTAACATTCAAGCAAAGGGCTATCCTATCCTTACAGAATATATCGAATATAGAAATGAAGAAACAGGTAAATATAATGTCAACGGTGGCGGTAAAGAAGATAATACAATTGAAATGACTACTTACCGCTATGAAAGCGTGGATGACTTAAATAGAGAAGCGGCTACCTTCTTTATTAAGAATGAAGGAGTAGACGAGTACAAGATCACTTACACCATTGATTTTGTAGCTACTTATCGAAATAAATATAACCGCTTAACTAGTTTAGAACTTTATGACACCGCTGATTTTTACTACAACAACGATAAACAACATTTAAAATTGACGGTTACCTCAGTTACTTATAATGTTCTTACAGATACTGTTGAAAAGATGGAATTTTCTGCTAAAGCTATGGATGTTTCGACAGCCCAATCCTTGATCAATCAAAAAAGAGAAAATTCTGAATCTTTAAGAGAAATGATTAAAAAACGTAATGATGAATTACATCTTCGCAATTTAATTAATTTTAATATTAATAGTTTGGGTCAAAAAATAATTTATGAAGACGAATTACCTGATCCTTCAACAGCAAAAGAGGGAGACGTTGCTTTTATAAGTAACGGCAAGGGTGGAACTGACATATGGATCTTTAAAGATGGTGCATGGGTGTATATTCCAGCGGCTAATAACGAAGAATACGTTAAGCAAGCCATTGCTGAAATGGAAAAGAAAGCAGAAGAAATCGCTAAAAAAGCCAATGAAGCAAGTACTAAAGCCGACAGTATCGCTGGTGAAGTACTGGGAACAAAAACGCTAGCAGAAGAAGCCAAAGGTATTGCGGACGAAGCGAAGAAGCTAGCTAGCGGAGTGGACGAGGAAATCCAGTCCATCAAGGATAAGCAAGAGGAAGATAATCAAGCGACGTTGAATATTCTCGGTCAAGATGGGTATTTGAAGTACTCCAATAACCGTATTGACGGGGCGGTCGATAGAAAGCTTGTACCCGATCATAATGCCACCGTGATCAAACATAACGGGAAAGGGTTCGTGGTTGGGAAACCGTATACGCTAAGTTTTTGTGTGAAGGTAGAGAAAGCGCCGATTTTACCTTTTGCGGTAGGTATACAATCTCATATAGAAAGGAGTATGTAGATGGCAAATTTTAAACATAAAATTACAGAATCAGCAGCGGCTGAAATTGCTTATGCGCAGTCGAATGGGTTGGCTTTAACGCTTATCAAAGCTACTGTCAATGGACATCAAGCAGCACTAATGCCGCATTGGGACAATCGAACTGGGGCTGTAATTAAGTTGGTGGTGGAGTTGACCAATAAAGGTATTACGGAAGGTTTTACCGCTGATGAAATCAAGATCTTTGCGCAGGTTAGCGGACGAGATGAATTTGAATATATTGTTGCCAATGCCACTGTAGGGGATCAAGTAACCCCTGAATCGGACGGAGTAATGACCCTTACTTACACGATTGATACGAAAGTAACGGTAGACGGTGAATTAAAAGTTGATTACGGCGATTATACAGCAATTGCTAAGAAGGACTTAGTGGCGTATGTACAAGCAAATACCATTAAAGGCGATCAAGGACAGCAAGGTGAACAGGGACCACGTGGTGAAACAGGAGAACCTTCTCGTATTATTAGCCAACGCAAAAAAGAAAATGGGGACACTGAGCTTACTTTTAATGACAATACAATAGTTACAGTACCTAAAGGTGATCAAGGGCAGCAAGGACTTAGAGGACTTCAAGGGGATAAAGGGCTGACTGGGGAACCAGCAAAACTTTTAAGTGCTAACCCCGATTCAGAAGGAAATATCGTGTTGCACTTTAACACTGGGGATCCTGTAATCGTTCCTAAGGGAAAAGATGGAAAGGTAACTTTTGAAGCATTGACCCCAATTCAGAAAGCTGAGCTAAAAGGTGAGAGAGGGCTTGATGGTAAGCAGGGAGCAACAGGACCACAAGGCCCAGATGGTAAACCCGGAAAAGATGGTACATCAGTTAGTGTAGTCAGCACTAGCAAGGCTAACGGGATTACAACGGTTGCTTTTTCTGATGGCCAGTCTATTCAAATTGCCGATGGTGCTAAAGGTGAACGAGGCGAATACGGTCATACGCTACAGACGTATTGTTATTATGAGGGTGAGTTTAGGAATCACAAAACAAAAGGCGTTGTAGCAAAATTTGTAACGTATTATGACGGGGGACTAGTGACTACGGAAGATGGCGTTGAGTATAAATTGATGTATACGAATAATAATGATGTTGAAAACTATAGTTGTATAGATGCCACCTATACTTCAGATACAGGCCCAAGGTATAACAACGTAGAACGAAAATATGACAAAATAGAAATTTTCGTTACAGCCAAGTACCAAGGATTAGAGGCTTTCTATTACGCAGAATTGGTAAATGTCAATGATGGCGTTAAAGGGGATTCTCTCACCATCTCATCTCAGACCACGCTGGGAAACGGCGATAAACAACTTGCATTCAGCGATGGGACAGTGGTAACCATTCCACGAGGGGCACAAGGTGATAAAGGCGCTGATAGCAATTTAAAAATTGTTACAGAATCGGAATACAAAAATCTTTCTAAAAATCAGGATATGTATTACTTGGTGATTAAGGAGGGATCATAATGCCAATTTTTGATCCAAACGCAAAATTTAAAGTGTACAAAGGTGATAAGTTGATATATACCAACGCACCAAGTGGTAGTTTTGGCGATGCGCTTGCGTGGTTTATGAAAAATGACGATGGCATGCCAGAAAGCGAAATGGATAAAGTGAAAGGCCTAAAGCTGGAAGCAGTGGTCGCTTCCAAGACGGCAATGGAAGCGATGATTAATTCTGAGTTGACTATGTACGTAGTTGCTACTTCTAAGACAGTAATGAACGCAGTAGCTGCTTCTAAAACAGCAATGGATGCAGTAGCTGCTTCCAAGACGGCTATGTTCGCAGTGCTAGCTTCTAGGACGGCAATGTACGTAGTCACAGATTCCAAGATAGCTATGGACGCAGTAGCTGCTTCTAAGGTGGCAATGTACGTAGTCACAAATTCTAAGACGGCAATGGATGCAGTGGCCGCTTCTGATACAGCAATGGATGCAGTGGCCGCTTCTAAGACAGCGGTGGACGCAGTGCTAGCTTCTAAGACAGCAATGGACGCAGTGCTAGCTTCAAAGACAGCAATGGATGCAATGCTAGCTTCAAAGACGGCAATGGACGCAGTGGCTGCTTCTAAGACAGCAATGGATGCGGTTGCCGCCTCTAAGACAGCAATGGATGCGGTTGCCGCCTCTAAGACAGCTATGGAAACAGTTGCCGCCTCTAAGACAGCTATGGATGCAGTGCTTAATTCTAAGACAGCTATGGATGCAGTGATTGATTCAGATGTGGCGATCGCTTCGATGGTTTGTGGCTCAGCAGAAGTGAATGCTGCGTTCTTAAGATGGAGTTATGGACACCATAGTTTTTCGAGAGTTTATCAAACTGTTTCAAAAAGCAATTTGTTTACTATTATTTATAGTAATTTTGGTGATGCAGTGTTCTCCTTCAACAATGATTATAATAAAAAAATTAATAAAAAACCAAGTAACGTAATATGCTTCGCAGCGTTGTCTGCGTATTGTATTAAAGATGATAAGTATCCAACATTAGAAGGATATGCTAGCATGACTTCTAATGGGGTTTATATGAGGGGTTACTCAAATAAAGAAACAGTCAGATTAAGCAAGTCGGATGTAAACGGCATAGGAATTAATATTTGGGATATTAAAGGGGAGCGGCAAGGAAGAGGTAATATGGGGTATGTTTCTGTAACTGTCTACCAAGTCAAGAATCCCTAAAACCTAGCAAAAAAAACTGGTTATTTCCCTAAATGTAGTACAGTGTAAAAAAGATGAAAGGAGATGATGCTATGTGAAGCTAAATTTGCAGCACGGGGACGTGAAGGAATCCATCGATCCTGACGGAAACCTCTGCTACACCTATACTTTCACGCCGACGAGTGCAGACGATGAACTGGTGCTTAACACCGACGAGTGGGCGAATGTCGACTTAGAACATATCATGCTCAACAAAGGATCTACACCGCTACCGTTCGAGCAGAACACCGTGGAGAAGTCACAACTAGCACAAATGTTCGATAATTTACACGAAGTGAGTGCAGACTTTCGTAATCTCAAAGAGAATCTCGAAGGGCAAATTGTGGCTAATGCGAAAGGGTTTGAAGCAAAATATAAAGAGTTTCTTGAGCATGAAGACAAGAGGGAAACGAGTAATCGAAGTGAGTGGGAAGGCTTGATGAAGCTCACTGCTAAAGGGTTGACGACTAGCTTTAATCAAAAGGTCAGTGATGAAGCGGGGAAAGTCTTAGAAAACGCTAAAAGTTTTACTACACAGACAGCGGATGAATATAAAAGTGTCCTTATTCAGCAAATCAAAGATGGTGACCAAGAAGTTTTGAACGCTTTGAGTCGTAAAGCAGGGAGCTTAGAATCTTTAATTTCTGACTTAAAAGCAGAGCAATCTTCCCAATTAACGCAGACAGTCAATAGCTTTACGACAAAGATTGAGGATTTAAAGGAGCAACAGTCAAGTGCGATTGCACAGACACAAGACTTGATCACGTCACGGGTAACTGACGTAAAGAATGGCATGCAGACTAAGATTGACCAACTCAACAACAGTATTAGTTGGCGAGTGGAGCAGAAGGTTGGCGAGAAGATGACGGGAAGCAAGATCATTTCCGCCATCAACGCCAACACAAGCGGTGTACAGATCAAAGGGGAAAATATTAACCTAGATGGGAATGTCACAATGAACAATGCTTTTGCCCGTAAATTGTTTGTGGAAAAGTTAGATGCTTACGATGTCAAAGCCTTTATGGGGAGTTTTGGTCATGTGGTTGCGTCGAATCTGGATGCCAAAAGCATTACAGGTTTTGACACAAGCTTTATTCAATCTATTTGGAATAGGATCAATGGATTTACATATATTGATGGGGCAGGCGTCACTGTTAATCAGTACAACAATAACAGGATGAAGTTGAATCAAAATGGCATGCATTTTACTGATACTTATGGGAATGAAATTGGAAATATCGGGGCAAGCTATATGAAAGATAATCCTGACAAAAAAGGGTTATCCTTTCAAATACCTCCTAATCGATATATGTCTTGGTCTAAAAAAAATGATTTCGTTGATGATTCTTATACGATCATTATGGAAGTAGGAGTGGATCGGAAAAGATCTGTGGTTATTCATGGTTTCTTAGATGTGTATCAAGGGCTGAATTTATATGGAAGTCACATCGATCAGGCTCAAAAAATTATGTTTATTAACGGAACAAGCTATATTGACCAATCGGAGTCATGGCTGAATCTTCATGGAGATTGGGGAATTAAATTTTATATTAGAGGAAGTCAAGTGATTAGTTTTGATTCTGAAACTACGAATATGTCCACTGACTTAGATTTACATAATCACACGTTGAGTAATTATACTGAGTCTTCTGATCGTCGATTGAAGGAGAATATTCAATTTTATGAATTGAACGCACTGGATCTTTTGAATCAAGTGCGGTATGTGTCTTTTGATTGGAAGAAAGACAAAAAACATGCCTTCGGTTTTATTGCTCAAGAGGTGCAAGCAATCTTTTCAGATCTGATTACCACAACGGGAAACGGTTATTTAGGATATGATCCGAATTTGTACACTCACTTTATTGGGATGAGTGTGCAACAACTATATAGAAAGGTGATAGAACTACAAGATGAAATTGAACAACTTAGAAATTCTTAATATAAACGGAGCACTTCAAGCGCTTGCGAAAGAAAAAATCGCAGGCGCTTTTAAATTTAAATTGTTAAAGCTTTTACGGCAAATTGAACCAGAAGCAAAGACAATCATCGAATCGCTAGAACTTACTGATAAGGAGAGGATTGCACAAACAGAAGGAAACAAAGAGATCTTAGAAACGGAGCAGGAACTGGAGCTAAATACGATCACTGAAAAAGAGCTAGAACCATTAGCCCTTTCGGTATCAGATTTAGTCGCATTAGAAAAAGTTATTGAAGAGGGAGAAGAATAGAATGGAATTGAAAATACAAAAAATTTATAAGTTGTATAGCAATGCAGAAATGCCAGATCAAAAAGGATGTATGGTATTGGTAGAACTAATTGATGGTGCGAGTGGAATGGTTACTCTTACATTGGATGAAGATATCACAAGTTATGACGAGCAGAATCAAATTGAAGCAGTTAAGCGTTATATTTACAAGTCTATTTATGCAGGAAGATATCAAACAGAGCAAATTGAAGCCGCTAAGGCAATTGCAGATAAATCAGTTAAGCAAGTGGAAGAAATTAATCAAAAGTTGGATAAAGCAGTGCAAGAAAAAGTGGAATCTTTTAATAAGCAGCTATCTGAAGAAATGGCGCAAGCGATAGATGGCTTTAAGATTAAGATTGATGAACTAAAAAATAATTTTGAAAGCAAAATTGGAACTTTAACAAGTGATATTGAAGGATTGAAAAAACAAGTGACAAGCAAAGAGCTATCTCAACAAGACAAAAAAGATATTAATGCTCAATATCCTCAATGGGTAGCGGATCAACTGTATCAACGAGGAAGTGTAGTGAAATATCAAGATCAGCTTTATCAAGTGACAGCCGACCATAAGTCTACTAAAGATACTACACCAGATAAAACTGCAACATACTATGTTATTTATCACAATCCATCCACTGAAAAAGTAGAAGTGATTGACGAATGGAAACAGCCAGTCGATGCCAAAACTTCTTACATGGTTGGGAATAAGGTGAAACATAACGGCTTTACGTGGGAATGTTTAGCGGATTATGTGAAAGTAGAGCCAGCAGTCACAAGTCCTGTATGGAAGAAAATCGGATAGAAAAAAGGAAGTGATGGTATGTGGATTGTAGAAGCGGCGTATTTTTTAAAAGAGTGGTGGTTTTTAATCTCTTCTTTAATTGTTTTAGTTTATAGCGGATGGAAAGGCGTTAATCGAATCAACTCCACCCTTCAAGCGATTCAACGACAATTGGAGCTGTCTAACTCAAGGTTAGAAGCGGAAGAACAGGATCGAAAGAGAATCTGGGAGAAATTGGGGGAGCACAGCCACCGTATTGATCGGGCAGAAAATGAAATGATTAAGCACAACGAAAGAATAAAATCACTTTTTCAAGCAAAAGGAGGAAAATAAATGAAATTTTCAAATAAAACTTACGATACTTTAAAATGGGTGATTTTAACCGTAGCACCAGCACTCATGACTTTAGTGAGTGCACTAGGCGTTTTATATGGGTGGCAAAATACAGAACTAACAGTAGCTGTTATCGGCGCAATTACAACTTTTTTGGGGACAATTACTGGTGTTAGTTCGGTAAAATACAATCAAAATAAGTAATTCTTAATATAGAAAGCAGTCTTAATCGGCTGCTTTTTATTTTATATAAGGAGGAATGTTTATGCTAAAAGTAGCAGACTTAAGTAACTGGCAAACACCAGATTTATCACAGTATCCAGCAGACGCTTATATTTTTAAAGCGACAGAAGGGTGCGGTTATGTTGACCCTCACTGTGATCCATTCGTACAGCAAGCCAAGGCAACAGGAAAGCCGTGGGGGATTTATCACTTTATGGATGGCACCGACTGGAGAGCACAAGCGGACTTTTTCTTGTCCAATTGTCAGGGGTATTTCGGAGAGTGTCTTGTGGTGTTGGACTATGAAGGGTACGGCAGACAAGGAGCGGAAGTTGCTAAAGCGTGGTTAGATTATGTAGGGGATCAAATCGGGTACAAACCTTTGATTTATATGAACTCTGCAGATGAAGTGGGGGATGATTGGCGAGAAGTAATTGGGGGAGATTATGGTTTGTGGTTAGCCAACTATCCTACAAACGACGGTAGGGATGAAGACCCAGAAGCTTGTCCAATTACCCGCCATTGGCCACAAGTGGCAATGTGGCAGTATAGCTCGAATCCTTATGACAGATCATACTTTTATGGTGATGAAGCAATTTGGGCGGCGTATACAGGAGAAAAGGATTCTGGGCATGAGGCTGTCGATATTACCGATAAATTTCAAGTTGGTGATATTGTCCGCTTGCGTGGAGATCAAGCAACAGCATGGGCGGACGTGTACACAGATCAAGTCGACAATGGGGGACGTTCTTTAGGCAGCTTGCCCATCGATACGGGTTTACAAGGAAAGACTTTTCAAGTGACGTGGCTAAGTGCAGGAAAGAAAGTAGAACTAGCTTTGCTTAAAGATGATGGCACACAAGGACAATTTCGCTATGTGGCGTATGACTGGGATTTGGTGTAATATATGTGACATCTTTCGAGGTTTTACTTTACGGAGAGAAGGCGAAAGCCTTCTTTTTTTTGCTTTTATTGGAGAAATTTTAAAAAAAGTACGTTAAATATATTGACAATGTAAATTGCACAGTGTATAATAAACATGTAAAGTAAAGAAAGAAAGAGTGATCTAAAATGAAAAAAATAATCGGTGGAAAAAGATATGATACAGATACAGCGAAAGAAATTGCTACATTAACTAGTAGCTATCCAGTAAACGATTTTAACTATTGGGAAGAAACCTTATATTTAAAGAAAACGGGAGAATTCTTCATTTACGGTTACGGTGGACCAGCGAGCAGATACAGTGTGGAAAATGGCTTGAACAGTTGGGTTGGTGGAGAAGCAATCAAACCGATCTCAGTTGAAGAAGCAAAAGCATGGGGTGAAGAAGCCATGGATGCTGATGAGTGGGAAAACATCTTTGGAAAAATTGATGAAGATACAACCAACGTTGCTTTCTCGCTGCTCATTCCTGAAGATGTTTACAACGCTTTAAAAGCGACAGCAGAGAAAGAAAACCGCTCCATGAAAGAAATCGTTGTTAGCTGTTTGAAAGAAAAACTTTAAAAGAGGAAATGGTTGGAACGGTATTTAAAAAAAAATTAAAAAAAGAGGGTGAACTCCCTCTTTTTTTAAAGTAGCAGAAAAAGTAGCAAATTCTTATGATAGTATATGAGTTTATATAAAATGTATGGTTTAAAATGCTTATTTTAAGCCATTTGTTAGCTAGCATATATATAGATAAGGAGTGGATTTATAACCAACGCTTATTTTTAGATATTCACGCTATTCAAGTAGTACCGCCTTCGAACATTAACCGTGATGATACGGGAAGTCCTAAAACCGCTCTATATGGTGGCGTGAGAAGGGCACGGGTAAGTTCTCAAAGCTGGAAACATGCGATGAGAAGGTACTTTAATGAGAATGGCTCCAAGGAAAATGTGGGGGTTCGTACACTCGATATCGTCGAATATGTTGCTCAATCTATTTTAAGTTTGAATAATCATTTAACCAAGGAAGAAGCTCTGAATATGGCAGATGATGTTCTTAATAAAGCTGGAATAAAAACAGAATTGCCTAAGAAAACAGATAAAGAAACAGCCGTCAAAAGAGCTAAAGCCTTGACGTTTTTAGGATCAAAGCAGGCTCAGGCTCTCGCTAAGTCGGCTCTAGATGGTGTTAATGATAAAAAAGTTTTGCAAGATATTTTGACGGATAATCCAGCGATTGATATTGCTTTATTTGGGCGAATGGTTGCTGATGATGCCTCTTTGAATGAAGATGCTTCCTGTCAAGTTGCGCATGCTATTTCTACACATGCTGTTCAAACAGAGTTTGACTATTTTACAGCTATTGATGATTTATCACCAGAAGAGAAAGCCGAAGCTAAAATGTTAGGTACGATTGAATATAATTCGTCCACTTTGTATCGGTATGCTAACATTGCCTTACATGAATTTGTCAAGCAGTTAGATGATCAATCAGCCACCATTGAAGCCGTGAAGTTATTTATCAAAGCTTTTGTTCTTTCTATGCCAACAGGTAAGATGAATACCTTTGCTAATGCTACCTTGCCTCAATTGGTTTTAATTAGTTTGCGCCATGACCGTCCCGTTAATTTGGTGACTGCTTTTGAACAGCCAGTGCGCACTGATGGGCATAATGGGTATGCCAAATCTTCATGTCAAAAATTATTTGACGAGGGACAAAAGATAGCTAAATTTACAGAAAAAGCAGATTTCACAGCTTTTGTGGCAATGGAAGAAATGGATCAAGTGAATACTTTTGGTCAAGAAGAAGTAAATCTTCAATCTCTATTAGATGAGCTAGGACTTCAATTGAATGAACGGCTTGCTCACGACTAAGGGCAGGTGAGGTTGATGAAAACTATTTTATTAAAGTTCGCGGTTCCTCTGCAATCTTATGGAACAGATTCGCATTTTGATAATCGAAAAACAGATTTCTATCCTTCTAAATCGTCCGTAATAGGTCTTATTTCAGCATGTTTAGGTTATCGTAGATATCAAACAGAACAGATTCAAGCTTTGAACGCTTTGAATTTTGCTGTGCGAGTCGATCAAGCGGGAATGCTACTTAGAGATTTTCAAACGGTCAAGAAATTAAAAAATAATGGAACCGTTGAGAGTGCTTATGTAACCAATCGGTATTATTTACAGGATGCTGTTTTTGTAGTAGGAATTAGTCATCCAGATGATCAAATGATGGAACAGATTTACTATGCTTTCAATCATCCTTATTTTCAACCCTTTTTGGGAAGAAGATCTGCTCCGCTTAATGCTGATTTTTTATTGGCTATTGAAGAGGGGGATATGATAGAAGTTTTCAAACAACTTCCTTGGCAAGCGGCTGTTTGGTACCAGAAGAAAGTGATGAAATCAAAGTCAAAGATTCGTCTTGACGCTTATTTTGATAAAGGTGTAGTCAGTGATGGAGAGGTAGGTTCTATCAGAAATGATTATGTCGAATCTTTTGATGTGAATGATCGTAAATTTAAGCAAAGAGTAGAAGTTAAAATAAATTTAGAAGTAAAACCTACCTATGTTCCGAAAGTTCCCTCGACACATGATGTTTTTAGTTGGTTATAAATAGGGAAGGGGTGATGATTATGTATCTATCCCGTGTAGAGATTGATCGGAATAATCGACAAAAAATAAAAGATTTAACGCATTTAGGAGCTTATCATAATTGGGTTGAGCAAAGCTTTCCTGATGAATTGAAACAAGAAATCAGGACACGTAAATTATGGCGGGTTGATCGCTTAGATGGCAAAGACTATTTATTAATTGTTAGCTCTTCTATTCCTGATTTGAAGGGCCTTGAACGCTATGGAGTAGAAGGAAGTGCTGCTAGTAAAAATTATGATCGCTTTTTAGACTCTTTAAGAAATGGTCAAGTGATGAGGTTTAGAGTAGTACTTAATCCAGTTGTTGCCAAATTAGAAACTCCTTCAAGTAAACGCGGGCGATTATTGCCACTTTTAAGTGAAGCAGATCAATTGAATTTTTTCATGAAGAGGACTCATAGTAACGGCTTTTCTGTTGAAGCTAATGATGTCATGTTAGTGGAAACTGGGTTTGAAGTGTTAAAAAAATCTCATCAAAGGGCAGTTAGACTTAAAAAGGCAAGTTATGAAGGCAAGTTGACGATTTCAGATGTTGAAGTCTTTCGAAATACTTTAATTAAAGGTATGGGAAGAAAAAAAGCTTATGGTTTTGGAATGATGACAGTTATTCCGGGAGTTTAATAATGGATAAAGCAGGAGCTAAGAAAACCGAACTTAATGAATTGCCTCGGATTTCTGATCGGGTGAGTTTTATTTATTTGGAACATGCTAAGATTAATCGCCAAGATAGTGCAATTGCCGTTAGAGATCAGCAAGGGTTAATCTGTATTCCTTGTTCAATGATCGGGGTTTTATTATTAGGACCTGGAACAGATATTAGTCATCGAGCGATTGAATTAATTGGAGATACAGGGACAACGATTGTATGGGTAGGAGAGAGAGGTGTTAGATTCTATGCTCAAAGTCGTCCGCTAGCTCATACGACTCGTTTGTTAGAGGCCCAGGCGAAATTAGTTTCAAATACTAAAACGCGCGTGATGGTTGCTCGTAAGATGTATCAGATGCGATTTGGCGATGAGGATGTTTCAAAATTAACAATGCAACAATTACGTGGACGAGAAGGTGCCCGTGTTAGAAAAATTTATCGAAAGCAAAGCAAACGACATCATGTGGAATGGAATGGCCGGCATTACGATATTGAAGATTTTTTAGAAGGATCTGTCATTGATCAGGCTTTATCGGCAGCAAATGTTTCTTTGTATGGAGTGGTTCATAGTGTTATCGCCGCTCTTGGAATGTCAGCAGGGTTAGGTTTTGTTCATACGGGCCATGATAAATCTTTTGTATATGATATTGCTGATTTATATAAGGCTGAATTAACGATTCCTTTGGCTTTTCAGGTTGCAGCAGAGTGTAATGAAGATGATGATATTGGAAAAATTACGCGTTTAAAAATGAGAGATGCTTTGGTCGATGGGAAATTGTTAAAAAGAATTGTGCAAGATTTACAATATTTGATGGGAATAACTGATGAAATAATTGAAGGAGATGTTCTTCACTTGTGGGATGACAAGGATGGCTTAATTAAGCATGGAGTGAACTATGAACGGATGGATTAATAATGCCCTTTACTGTAATTACTTTGAAAAAAGTATCAGCTTATTTACGAGGAGATTTGACAAAATGGATGCAAGAAATTGCACCTGGAGTTTATGTTGGAAATTTTAATACGAAAATTAGAGAAAAAATTTGGCAGCGTGTTAAAGAAAATGTACCTTCAGGAGAAGCCACTATGTCTTATGCTTTTCGCAATGAAATAGGTTATAATTTTAAAACATTAAATACAAATCGACAGGTTATTGATTATGAAGGAATTCCGTTGGTTAGAGTAAATGATCAAACTCAGGCGAGTCATATGAATTTAGGGTTCAGTAGTGCTTATAAAATGCGACAAGCTCGTAAATTTCAAGCTCATAAAAGTTCAAAAGTTGCAAAACTACATTCAGCGTATGTCGTTTTAGATATTGAAACAGATGGATTACAATTTGAAGTTAACCAAATCATTGAATTAGGTGCAGTTAAAGTAAAAAATGGTGAACGAACGAGTTTTAATCAATTAATTAATCATGATAGAGAGTTGCCTAGTCATATAAAAGAACTTACTGGAATTACAGAGGAAATGTTAAGGAAAGAGGGAGTAAATTTAGAGGAAGCATTGAAGAAGTTGTTTGAATTTATCGGTGATCTACCGATAATAGGATACAATATAAATTTTGATATTAACTTTATTAATTACAATCTTATTCAACTGAATCATAATCCATTACATAATAAAACTTATGATGTCATGTCATATGTTAAACGAGAGAAATTATTTTTGAAGAATTATAAATTGGAGACGGTGCTAGCTAGCTACAATATAGAGGATAGCGTTCCACATCGAGCGTTGAAAGATGCAGAACTCATTGATAAACTCATAAATGAAGTGAATAAACTTCGGGATCTATTTGGAAATCAAGGTTGATATTATAGGGATTTTTTAGTCTTTTTCCCGCGTATGCGGGGGTGATCCCTAATCCTCTTGATACTCTGAGCAAAGCTATAACTTTTTCCCGCGTATGCGGGGGTGATCCTAGTGTTATTTATTTTAGCTCCCATCACTGCTACTTTTTCCCGCGTATGCGGGGGTGATCCTTGATTGTTTCGGCTGCAATGTATCCTCCTAGGCTTTTTCCCGCGTATGCGGGGGTGATCCTAGCAAGCCGTATAAGAGACTTAGCAACAGGGAACTTTTTCCCGCGTATGCGGGGGTGATCCCACCTTTTGTTTTGTGATTCCTAAACTCACCCACTTTTTCCCGCGTATGCGGGGGTGATCCTCTACGATGAGCAATGTCATTTCTGCTATGGAACTTTTTCCCGCGTATGCGGGGATGATCCCCAGAAAGTATCTGAACTGACGGAGAAGCTGACTTTTTCCCGCGTATGCGGGGGTGATCCTGCTTTCAAATTTAATCAACATATTCGTTCAACCTTTTTCCCGCGTATGCGGGGGTGATCCTTGGAGGATAAATATGAACTCATCAATATTTTGCTTTTTCCCGCGTATGCGGGGGTGATCCTTCCGTTATCCTTGCTAGTGCTGACTACACTAACTTTTTCCCGCGTATGCGGGGGTGATCCTTCAAGGGAAGGAGGTGAAAGCTATGAAGGGTAAAAAGAAAAAGCTTACCGACTTTAAAGACTTACTAAGCTTGATAAGCGCGATTATCAAGCTAGTACTTGAGCTGGTAAGCTTAATCCAAAACTTTTTATAACTTTCAAATCAAGGGAAGCGGCAAATGCTGCTTTCCCTTACCCTTGAATTAAGTATATCATGAAAGGAGAAGCATATGCAAGAGGAGAAAAGAAGACGCGGGCGTCCCGCCACTGGGCGTGTCAGAGATGCACGGCTAGTCATACGAGCTACTAGAGAAGAAAAAGACTTTTTTAAAGCTCAAGCAGCCGAGCATCACTTGACTCTAACTGACTACTTTTTAATGCTAGCTAAAAAAAAGTAAGAAAGGAGGTAACGAACGCAAAAGAAAAAGCTCAGCAGCGCAGCCTTTTTCCCGCGTATTCAGGTGTGATTTATGGTACAATAAAGGCGTGAAGAAGAGGTCAACCTTTCCCGCATATGCGGGAGTAATTTATACTAAGCATGTTATGGGATAGCAGCACTTACTGTTTCTCATTTCTTGAGATTAAATCTGGAATAATTTATAAACTGAAGATAGTGGAAATAGTTTGGTTTCTTTTTCTTTTGTATGTTCTTCTTAAAGTAGGCACTAAAAAAGTAAATCTACTTTAAGAAGATTTTTTTGTTCGAATAGAAAATCAGTTGCTAAAGAGTGATTTTGATATATTTATCTCTATGAAAAGTATGAACGATTTATTTAATCATATTATTAAAATAGTTAGAGCATTTTTTTCGGATTTCGAATCTTGTATGAAGACTACTTCTTATAGTGAAATCTTTAAATAAAATTAAATACTATCCAATAAAAAAATTTTAATTGTTAAAGATTTTCTAGCTACTAGTGTGAAAACCGCTTTAGATAACAGCAATTTTTTACAATAAGGTCTACTCATAAATTTAAAGTATAAAAAGTAAGATTCTTATAAAGTAATAATAATTATTAGTGTCAAAGCAATTGATTCAAAGAGGCGTTATCAAGGTATAAATATATTACTTAAGAACTTACAAAAGTTTTGAATAATTAAAGATAGATTAGATTTTTCAATACAAAATGATAAGAAATAAGAATCCTATTATAAAATCCAACCATATATGTTTTATATTTTCTTTAGATAAGCCTAAAGTCCACACCTTGATTGAAGAATTCATGCTTTTCTTATAGATCTTTTGCTATTTAGATGTATTGAGTTTAAAGCTTCTCTTTTGATTTGTTAAAAGGAAATTTTTTAATTCATTGATAAAAATCTTATGTTACTGGTATTTAGTAGAGTTAGTGTATTTAGCTTTGTCTTATTTATTTTTTATTAATGTCATTTTTCTTTGGCTTTGGTTGCAATTTTTGTATGTTCTGACTTTATTTTTGTTTTATCAGAATAGAAATTAAAGGAAATTCTAAAAGCATCGACAGCAAATATCGCAGACTTTTTAGTCCTTACTTTTGATTTCTTTATCACTGAAGACCAAGTAGAAGCAATAAAAGAAGAAAAAATATTCATAATATTGGTTCTTTCTTTATGAATAAAAAGTTATTTAAAGAATTAAAAAATTATCTAGTATTTTTGTGAAAGGGAATAACTTATAAAATTGTCACAGTAGATGTAATGAAAGCATTAGAGTTTGTGTTAAGTGGATAACATTACCACGATTTGAAGTGGATTATTTTATAAACGGCAGGATCTTTATCAATTAATAAAGAGTGAGTCTTTAAATATTTTAGAAGTCTGTGCCGATCGTAGGCGTCTAAATATAATTTTTCGTATTCTAACTAACATTCACAATTTATAATATCGCTCAGGTAATAATTACTCTTACAAGGTCTATTGTATGACATAAATTTAAAAAGTTAATATACAGTGTGCAATTTTATTCTAAAGTGTAATATTTTGCTCTTTCGGGAGTAAATAAATACAGTCAAGATTATAAAAATAGAAAATAATTTGAAAGGCAAAAATTACGGTTGAAGGTATTCGATGTTTAAAAAGAAATGTTAAAAGTCAAAAGTTGCTATCGTTTTTATTGGATAAAGCTGACACGATTATTAGTTTAGTAAAGCTTGCAGCAATAACCATCAACCGAAAGGGAGATGGTTTTATTTTGAAATAAAAGGGGAGATGACATGACACGTTTAGGCAATCCAAGGCCTACTAGGTCTGTCATTTTGCCATATAAAGAGAGTAAATTCCAAGAAGCCATTGATTTATATGAAAAGAGCGGTAGGAAAGCTCAACAGTGGCAAATTGACATGATGAAAGACATTATGGCCGTCAATGAAAACGGTTTGTGGACACATACAAAGTTTGGATATTCTTTGCCAAATAGTCATTGACTATTTTTATTTTTAATTCATAACTAGAATAAATCCCGACAAAAAGATTAGATCGTTGGTTCAATTTCTTGTGGGGTTATCAAAATTTATAGTAAAAATATTTTAAAATTATTAATTAAGATAAAGGAAGGAGGTAAAAAAGATGACCAACTCGTTAAGTTAGCACTAGTAACCGCCACAATTGGTTTAATAGAAAAACTTATCGAATTAGTCATCAAACTTATCGAAATGCTAGGGGGCGGATAAGCCCTCAGCATTGCTCATCTAAAGTATAGCATGAATAAAAAGCGATTAGAATATGTATTATGGGCGCTCATTGCTTTAAGCGTGATAAACCTACTTCTCGAACTTTGTAAAATGTTTTAAAAGGAGATGAAGGCATTGTTAAAAATTTTTCACTTGTCATTTTAATTACCTCTTTCTCTTCTTTTACTTTCTATAATTATTAGAAGGCGATACTTTAATAAGATGATAGACTTTTTTTATTTTATGGTATCCCTTATTATCCATGACGTATAAATGATAAATATAGGTTATAAAAAGCTGTAGTATCGAGTGGATAATCAATGTGTTAAAGGGAGATTGTATGTTTTTTTTAGAAATCAACAAAAATAGAAAGGTAAAAAACGTGGATGATTTACTTTCTAGCTACGGCAGACTTTGTCGACTTTCTGGAATCTCTCAACAAAAGATGGTCGCTACTTTTTCTGCAGAGCCTTTTGTTCCTTCAGCGGATAACACCAACGAAAAGAAATTAATCAAAGCTATTGATTACCAAGCACAAATTGAAAAGGTTAATCAAGCCATTCAATTACTTGGAAGAGATCATCAGCAGTTACTCATTGACAAGTACTTAAAAGAGTACAAAGACTACTGGATTTATTCTAAGTACAGTATGAGCCGATCAACTTATTATAGAGAGCTGGAAGATGCCAAGCTTTTCTTTGCGGAGGCTTACGACAAAGGCAGCTTACTGGTTTACATTTGAGACTATTTTGAGACTAAATGAGACTAAATTGAGACTATTTTGAGACTAAAAGTGTAATAATATATAAGATGAGGATAGGAGGGAGAAATAAAAGCTCTCCATCTCTCTTCTCCTTTGGATAGACCGCCTTAAAGGGCGGTTTTTTAATACAAACAAAGAGCCTAGCTTTCGCTAGACTCCTAAATGTTTATTAGCTATAGCTTCTGTTAAAGTTTTTGAAAAGTTAAGATTTAATTTCTTCCCTAATGTATCCGCCCATAAAGGAATGGTTAGGGTCTTTTTAACAGGCTTATCTTGGTTCAAGTATTGAGTGACATCTGTGGAAACCATGGAAATAAAGGATTTATCAAAATCATAGAGATTATCATCTATATCAGAGTCATTTTTGAATGGATAGTTTTCTTTTAAAGATAAATGATTGATATTAGAACTATTAGGAACTTTATCTTCCCGTTCTATATAATCCGCAAGAGTAATCCCTAAATACTCTGAAGCCATAGCCAATGCTTCTGCAATAGTATCACCTTGAGTGGCTGAATTCTCAAAATCTGGAAAAGTCACGAAATAACTATCACTCTCTGTATCAAAATAAAATAGAGCAGGGTAACAAGTATTCATGGTATCAGTCCTTTCTTTTGTCTAATTTAATTGAACTTTTGAGGGAAAAGGCTATGCCAACAAGTGGGCTATTTCAGCCCAGCTTGTTTAAGTATTGCTAATTCAGTGCCTTTCCTTAATTCACCTTTTGGAATAGTTATTGATCGGTGTCCTGGTTTAGTTACCTTAGCGTGAGAACCTTTGCCACCTTTTATGTATTTCCAACCATGTGACTTAAGAAGCTTTATCATTTCACTCTGAGTCATTGGCATTTCTTTTCCCTCCTTACAATATTATAATAACACGTATAGCACGTATAATCAAGCTATTTTTATATTTATTTCATTTCTAGCCGTCTTTTCAGATGGCTTTTTATTTGGAAAGGTGGTGATGGAAAATCGCTAAATTAACTGTAAAACAAAAGAAATTTGCTGATGAGTACATCATCAGTGGAAATGCCACTCAATCTTATATAGATGCTGGTTATTCGGCAAAGAAAAGAAATACTGCTGAAGCAAACGCTAGAAGATTACTCGGAAATGACTCGGTAAAAACTTACATTAAAGAGCGAATGAAAGCGCTCGATGAACAAGCAATTGCTAGCCAGAAAGAAGTTATGAAGTTTCTTACTAGTGTGCTTAGGGGAGAGCAAACCGAAGAAAAAGTAGTTGCAGGCTGTGATAAGCCGATTCAAGTAAAAGTGTCAATTGGTGACCAGATAAAAGCTGGGGAATTGATTGGAAAGCGATTTGGAATGTGGACAGACAAGCAAGAAGTGAGTGTTCAAGGAGCGGTGGTGTTTGAAGATGACGTTGATTAAGATATCATCTTTAATCCCAAAGCCTTTTCACTCCGTTTGGAAAGCTGCTAAAGATCGTGACATCTTACATGTGGTTTGTAAAGGCGGTCGTGGTAGTGGTAAATCATCAGATATTGCGCATATCTTGATTCAATTGATTATGCGCTATGCTGTGAATGCGGTCGCTATTCGTAAGATTGATAACACACTAGAGCAATCAGTTTACGAGCAATTAAAATGGGCGGTTGTTGAACAACAAGTAATGCATTTGTTTAAGTTTAATAAATCCCCTTTGCGTATAACCTATATCCCTAGAGGTAATTATATATCGTTTAGAGGAGCACAGAACCCTGAACGAATCAAATCCTTAAAAGATGCACGGTTTCCGTTTGCTATCGCATGGATCGAAGAGTTAGCAGAGTTTAAAACTGAAGATGAAGTAAAGACCATTACTAATTCCCTTTTGCGTGGAGAATTAGGCGATAGTCTTTTTTATAAGTTTTTTTATTCTTATAACCCACCTAAAAGGAAATCGAGCTGGGTAAACAAAAAGTATGAAACACAATTTCAACCTAAAAACACTTTTGTCCATAGGTCAACTTATTTAGACAATCCTTTTATTGCGAAAGAGTTTATAGAGGAAGCTAATGCGACCAAGCAAAGAAATGAAAGACGCTATAGGTGGGAGTACTTAGGCGAAGCAATTGGTTCTGGTGTTGTTCCTTTTGATAACCTTGAATTTCGGACGATTACTGATGAAGAAGTCGCTAATTTCGATAATTGCAGAGATGGAGTCGATTTCGGTTATGCTAACGATCCTTTAGCTTTTGTGAGATGGCATTACGACAAGAAACACACAACCATTTATGCGATTAAAGAGCTTTACGGTGTTAAGATTAGCAATCGTAAATTAGCGGAGTGGATACAAAATCAAGGATATTCAACAGATCACATTTATTGTGATTCTGCCGAACCTAAGTCTATTGCGGAATTAAAAAATGAACATGGGATAAAGCATGTTCAAGGAGTCAAGAAAGGCCCTGATTCTGTTCAGTATGGGGAAGAGTGGCTAGGAGATCTTGAAGCAATTGTCATTGATCCCAAACGAACACCAAACATCGCACGAGAGTTTGAAAATATTGATTATGCGGTGGATCGAGATGGTAATCCACTCCCAAGGTTAGTGGATAGGGATAATCACACGATCGACGCCACCAGATATGCACTAGATGATGATATGAGAGCAAAACGAGATTTGAAAGAACGTTACAAGAATGCGAGATATTATTTTTAAAGAAGGTGAAGTATGAAGAAAGAAGTTAACTTTTTAAGTGGCGAACGATTTGATCCACAGGCTAATGATATTTTCAGAATGGATTCAGAAGATTTTGATGCGATTGATTTTGCTTCTAAGGATTGGGTTGATTTGCTAGAAAGGTTAGTCAATCAACACAAGATTCATCAGTTACCACGGTTAAAGGAGCTTAAGCGATATTACTTGGGAAACAACAATATTAAGTATCGCCCACCGAAAACAGATGAGTATGCAGCGGATAATCGCATTGCAAGTGACTTTGCGCATTACATTACGATCTTTGAACAAGGCTACATGCTGGGGCGTCCTATTCAGTACAAGAACGAAGACACAACGTTGCAAGAGCAAATTAATTTATTTGTTGAAGAAAACAACGAAGCAGCACACAATGTTTTGATTAAAACAGACTTGTCTATTTATGGTCGAGCTTATGAGTTGCTGACTGTTGAGCGTTATGACGAAAGTTCACCAATCACGGTTAAGCTTACTAAGCTAGCGCCAGAGCAGACATTTGTTGTGTACGATGATTCTTATCATGACCATTCGTTGTTTGGTGTTAACTACTACACCATTGATTATGGTGAAGGTTATCGTAAATCTTATATTGTCGTTTACACCAAAGATGCAGTTTATCGCTATGCAGATGATAGTCGGGACAAAAACTCATCGATGCATTTCGTATCAAGTGAGGAGCATTTTCTTAAAGGTGAGCCGATCAACGAGTACAAAAACAATGAAGACCGTACTGGTAGTTACGAAGCGGTACTAGACACGATCGATGCTTACGATTTATCTCAATCTGAGCTGGCCAACTTCCAACAGGATAGCGTGGATGCTATCTTAGTGATTAGTGGTAACCCATACACAGGAGCAGACGAAAAAGATTTTTTAGAAGGTGGGCGGATCAATCCGAATGGACGGTTAGGGATATCACTTGCTTTTAGGGAGTCAAAAATGATTATTTTAGACGATAATCCTAACCCTGACGGGGCGAAGCCTGACGCAAAATATTTAGTGAAAGCTTATGATTCAAAAGGTGCGGAAGACTACAAGAAGCGATTAGTTGGTGATATCTTACGCTTTACGTTCACACCAGACACTAGTGATGAACATTTTGGAAGCAATCAAAGTGGTGAATCCATGAAATACAAATTGATGGCGTCTGATAACCTAAGAGCGCAACAAGAACGATTGTTTAAGCAAGGCTTAATGCGTCGTTTACGTTTAGCTGCTAATATTTGGTCAATTAAAGGAAACGAAGCCACTGCTTATCGACAAATTAGCCAAACAAGTGTTATATTCACACCAAATGTTCCAAAATCTGGTAAAGAAGTCATTGAAATGGCAAAAGATCTTTACAACGTTGTATCAGATACAACGGTTTATGAAATTTTGAATTCAGTGACAGGGGTTAGCCCAGAAGACGAATTAAAACGAATTAAAGCTGAAAGTGAAGACTCTGAAACGGAAACTGCAGAGGGTGCAGGCGGTGAAGAAGATGGTGAAGAAGTCTAGCTACTGGATGAACCGTACCAAAGAATTAATGCAGCATGCTGAGCAGCAAGACAAGGTCATGTTTCAAGAACTCGCTAAATTGTACGACGAAACGTTTAAAGATGTTCAGAAGGAAATATTTGCCTTCTATGCGAAGTATGCAGAAGACAATAAGATTACCATTCAAGAAGCTAAGCAGCGGCTTAGACGTACCGATTTAAGCGATTATCGAGAAAATGCTAGAAGATACCGTGAAGAGGTCAAGACACCAGAGCTACTGGAGCGACTTAACGAGCAGTATGTTTCTAGCAAAGCAACACGCTTAGATGCGTTGAAGCTGGATCTTACTTATCAATTAGGCTTGCTTCAAGGCAAAGTATCGGGATCATTTGATAGCTATTTGAAGAAATTAGCTAAGCATTCTTATCGTAAGATTAGCGGTGGCTTATCTGATAGCACCTTAAACGAGCCAGCACTTGAGCAGCTAGTGAAGACACCGTTCGAAGGGTATAACTACTCCCAACAAGTTTGGGGAAATGTTGACCACTTAGCTAGGGACTTACACAAGACTCTAACTCGTGGTTTTGTGAAAGGCTTTAGTCCACATGAAATGGCCACAGAGATCAGAAAGAGACATGATGTAGCCAGACATCGAGCGGAGACGTTAGTTCGTACAGATGGGAGCATGGTCATTAATAACGCTACCTTGAAGCGCTATAAAGATGTTGGATTAAAGTTCTATCGAATTCATGTTCACATTGATAGTCGAACGTCTGATATTTGTATGAATATCTCAAAGCTAGATAAGGCTTACAAATTATCAGAAGCACAACCAGGATATAACATGCCCCCACTTCATCCTAATTGTCGGTCAACGATTGTTCCTGATGATGAGGATATGGACAGAGCGGATGATCGGGATGTTGAAGAAGTACGGAAATTGCTTGACGAAGAAAAGAATACACAATATCGTAAGAATTCACGTATCGGCTATGATTCTACAGATATCACAACGTATGCTAGGAATGTTGGTGGTAATCTTGTTGCAGGACAAGCTAAAAGAGCAACTGGAACGAACAACCAAATTTATGTTTCTAATGCTCTTGAACGTAAGACAAAGGCTATTCGATTCTATGATAGTCAATTCACTGAAGCTTATGGGCTTATTGAGGATATAGCTAGCAAATTTGACCGTCCTAAGATTGTTATTGGCAGTCAGAATGAATTTAACAAGCAAGTGTTAGCTTCATATATGCCAAGTGAAAATACGTTATATGTTCGTGGTGATATCAAGAGTAATGAAGCAATGAAAGAAGCACAAGACGATTCATTAGCTATGAACAATCATCCGTTAAGCACTGTTATTCATGAGTTGGGGCATTGGTATCAGTATCAAGTGATAAAAGCAAAGCACCCTGAATTGAGTCACAGTGAGATATTGGTAAACGAGCGTATAAAATCAAGGAAAATGCTTGAAGATTTGGATAAAGCTGGGTATGATATAGGTAAAGAGATTAGCGAATACGCTTTACAAAGTTTGGTTAACGATAAAGAATATGAAGCTTTTTCTGAAGTATTTGTATTAGATCTTTTGGGAGATACCAATTACACAAGCTTCTTAAAGAAAGGGGTTGAATAGATAATGAAAGAGGATTTGTACAAAAAGGCTGATTTACTTTTTGATAAATTCAAAGACTATATAGTTTTAGATTTTAGTAGAACTAACGGTAGAAACTATTACTTATCTAAAGACGCCCCTCAAGAAGCTATTGATGCTGAAAGAGAATATATGAGCTTTGCTCCAGATTTAGAACCGATACGCTAACAAGCACTTGACGATAGGTTGAGTGCTTTTATTTTGCCCAAAATTAAGGAGGGATTAAATGAAAGATAGAGAAACTTACAATGAAACACGAGCAATTAGTAATTATGAAAAGATGCTATTATGGGCAATTGAAAATGATGTAAAAAAAGAAGACCTTGCTGTAGCGTGCAAAATCTTTTTTTCTGGTGTATGGGGACCTAAAGTCGTAGAATAAGAAAGATTGTTAAGCTTGATCCATAAAATTTTATAACTTTTATATAGGATGCTAGCGCCTACTCTTGAATTACTTGTATCACGAAAGGAGAAGCATATGCAAGGTGAAAAGAAGACGGGGACGCCCCGCAATAGAGAGAATGAAGTCGATAGAAAAAACAGCCCTCAATGAAATAATGAGAACTGTAACGCGTATAGCAGAAGAAGTAGATGAGATTAAAGGTCACTCAATTAGAAGAAATAAAAAATGTTTGATCAGTTTCATAATTAGCAACAATACAATTAACAGCTGATTTTATAAAGATTTTAAGGCCTTGATTATCTTTATCACTGGGTTTTTCAGAGGCTTATGATCAAGGAAACTTGATAGTTTATATTTTTGAGTAATTTGATAAAAAGTTGGAAAAAGTCTGGAGTAATTAAAAAGTATTATGCTATATATTCGATAGAAGCATCTAACTAAAAGGGCGCTTTTTTATGCAAAAGAGCCTAGCTCTAGCTAGACTCCTAGTTTTTCTTTTAACGCTTCTGTTAGCGTTTGGGAGAAGTTGATTTGATGCTCCATTGCTAATGTATTTAGCAATGCTGGAATGGTGGTATTTTTCTTTACTGTTGGCGTTGTAATATCTTTAGCGGCTTCTGATAAATCGACACCAATGTATTCTACTTGCGAAGAAGGATATTTCTTTACGAATATCTTCTATATCTGAAGGTTCAGGTAAGTTGGGCTCATCATAAAGCATTAAAGCTAAAGCTTCAGAAGCGTTGAACATAGCTTCCTTGAGACCACGTCCGTAAGTTAAAGCACCTTATAGGGTGCTTTTAACCAAATTACCAATCATTGTATTTATGATAGTTATTTGGTTAAATTTGCACTCTTAAAAATAGAACTGATACATAGTGCAAACTAATTTATTTTTCTTTGATTTTCTTTGATCTGAAACGTTGATTTAACGGCGTTTATAATGTTCTTTGATTTTTTATAATCTTTTAAATATGCCGAAAATAGGAATCGAACCTACGACCTTTGCATTACGAATGCACTGCTCTACCGACTGAGCTATTTCGGCAGTTGATCAACGAATCAACTATTACAGTATAGCATGAATAAAGAATAAAAAGCAAGTAGTAAGTAAAATTTATAGGTCCAATTTGTGGCCCTCCCTTAAATAAAGAATGAACAAACAACGTAAAAATATAGCTAAGGAAGCCATGATTGTTATAGAAGGTGAATTAATAAACAAGGAGGAATTTTTATGTTTTCATTTTCAGATCAAGTAGTTGTTGTAACTGGAGCAGGACAAGAAATCGGTACTGAAGTTGCGAAAGAATTTGCTCAAGCAGATGGAAAAGTCGTCATTATTGATTTTAATGGGGAAACCGCAGAAGCAACTGCCCAAGAAATTAAGGTAAATGGTGGCGAAGCTCTTGCTTATCAAGCGGATGTTTCCGATTATGAACGAGCTCAAGAAATTATTGCAGATGTTGTTGAAAATGGGGCAAAGTGGACGTATTAATTAACAACGCTGGGATTACACGTGATCGCTCCTTTAAGAAAATGTCTAAGAAAGAATGGGATCAAGTAATTGCTACTAACTTAACAGGGACTTTTAACTATTCTCAAGCTTGTTTTAATAACATGGTAGAAAATGGTTATGGTCAAATTGTTTCTTCTTCTCTAGCGGGGGTTGAAGGAAACTTTGGTCAAGTGAACTATTCCGCATCTAAGGGTGGAATTATGGCTATGACAAAGATGATGGCACGTGAAGGAGCTGAGAAAGGAATTACAGCTAATTGTGGTTGCACCAGGTTTTGTTGA